GATTAGCCCTAGAGAGATTAGCCCCAGAGAGATTAGCCTCAGAGAGATTAGCCCCAGAGAGATTAGCCTCAGAGAGATTAGCCTCAGAGAGATTAGCCTCGTTTTTTACTGCCAGTTCAACCGTCAGTTTCCAAGAATTATTATCAACATCATGTTCAAAAATAATAGAGCCATTAAATCTATTCTTGATTTGTATTTTCATCTCCTCACCCCTTTTTTGATAAGCTCATACCCATGCTTAAGATAAATATTATGCACTACAGGACACCTATGGTAATACTTGCACACCTTGAAACATATCTCGGTTGATCGCTTCCCATTTGATTTTAGTTTCGGGCAGGATATAAAAAACCGAGGGGGACGCAAAGTTGATTGAGGGTCAGCTATCCCAGGAATGGGATGGATGCGGTCCCCCTCGATGTCCTTTATGTTTTTTAAGTTGGTTTTCATTTTCCTGACCCTCTTTGTATTGGTGATTTGATTATATCAAAGTTTATGATTATATGTCAAGCTTTTATTTGATAATATCAAATAATTTATCGACTCTTATTCCTAAAAACTTGAGAGATTTCTATAACTATTTGATTATTGTGGGGTTTTTACTTATTCGCAGGAACAAAAGATAATGGAAAAGCCTCTAAAAAAGAGGCTTTCGAAAAGAATTATTCGGGGCGGGTTTCCATTTTTTCAATTAAAATATTGTTTTTGGATATGATGATGGCAAAATAATAATCACCGTAAAGTATTGGGAACGGCTCTTGAACTTCAAGCGAATAGGGATTTACCTCATATAATAATTTGTGGTCTTTCTGCAGGGCATCAAAAATAAGTTTTGCATCTTCATCGGGTAGGGAAGATAATATTTTGTAACCCTTGTATTCTATTTCTCTGTCAGGCATTTAAAATCCTATCAGCATATCAATCATTTCTTTGATGCCTTCTTTAAGTTGGGGATCCGCTTCAATAGCCCTCATTATAGCAGGGCTCCATTCATAGTAAAGACTTATTATTTCTCTGCCCTCAGGGGTATTGCTCAACATATTATCTCTAACACATCTAAGTATTTCAACTTCTTCTGAATATTCGCCATAGATCAATTCCGATGCACACATGCCCGCGGTGGTTGTAGTGGTAATGACGGTGGGGGATGTTGTGCTTGTGGTGGGTTGAATCGTTGTGGTGGTTGTAACATCTGTGGTGGACGTTGTGGGTTGGGTTGTTGTTGTGGTGATATCTGGTGGTATACCAGCTTCTACGTCGAAGTAATCATCATATTCCCAAATACCACAATAAATTCTAAAACTGTCCCATACATTAAAAGAGGGTGGGAACATACTCATTGTTCCTGTTGCCGTAACCCCCTCATAAATATAACCACACCCATTAAAATTCTGCCACTTAATTTCTATGTCATAAAAATAAGCTGCTCCAATTTCATACTGTTTGCCAGTCTGTACAATTGAACCAGGATCACCACAAAACCACGCTTCACCACTTGTAACAGTTATTTTAAAAATAATTTTATCAGTTACATCCACGGTCACATATCCTCCCCCGCTTCCATATGGGTCTATAAAATCCCTTTCGTAGTGTCTTTCTGCAAAAACGCTTGAGGTAAAAAACACAAAACATAATTGAACAAATATTATCTTCCTCATAACTCCTCCTTTCGTTTAGTGAAATCAACAAAGATTATATTCTCTTGTCTTGTCATTATGCTTTTGTAATTTTTTTTACCTTACTTTTTGGATTTTCTCCGTGATGATGTTTGCTCGCTATTTCTAATATTTTTTTTAGGGCATTGCTATCTTTTAGTAATTGTTCGATATTTAGGTTTTTTGGTAATTCAAAAAGATTGTCACCATCAATATAAATTGCCCTGTCAATGTTTTTTAATATTTGGCAAGTGTAATTAAGATACCAATTGTTTGTCCCTCCCAATAATTGTGAAAAATATTCAGGAGATAAAGGCTCACCCGATTTTTTTATGATCAAGTTGGCAGCTTCCTTCCCAGAAATATTTTTATCTTTCAAAACCTTCCGAAGATAATCGCCGAATTCTTTATCCATATTTTTCTTTGACATAGCTGAACTATTATTGAGAACCCCCAGTAATGTCAACACAATTTGATTATGTGAAATTATTTTAAAAAATAGTTTGACTTATTTGATATTATCAAATATAATATTGATTATGAAACTCAAAGACTACTTAAAGCAAAACAAGATTAAGCAAAAAGATTTCGCTGTAAAACTAGATATTGGTGAAGCTCATCTATCAGAAATTGCTAACGATAATACATTGCCGTCTTTAAAATTGGCATTGCTGATAGAAGAAAACACACAGGGTTTAGTAACTCCAAAAGATTATAGTTTGGAAATCAGCAATCATGCAGCCTAAACAACCTCGTTTTCTAAGAGAAAAGATTTTTTTGCAAGAGATGGAATCACAGGGAAGAAAGCTACTCTATGAGCCCCGCTTTTTTCGTCTCTCCGATGGCACCCGCTACACGCCTGATTTTTACGATCCAGAAACCCATATTTACTATGAACTAATCAGCACCCGCCAAAGGTGGCACCAGGCAAAAGACAAGCTAGCACTGTTTAACGAAGACTATCCTTGTGTTAATCTTCTAATCATTCGCAATGACATCAAGGACAAAAAACAAATAAGACTATATCCAAAAAGCAAAAACTTAGGCATAGAAAAACTCAAAAGAGAAGCACAGGAAAAAGGCTTAAAACAAGCAGACATAGCGAAAATGACGGGCATTACCCAGGGTGCGATTTCCCATTATTTCACTGGCCGAAGAAAAAAGGTTGATACTGAGAATGCCAAAAAAATTTCCAATGTTTTTTCTACTATAGCGTTTGTGGATTTCTACACTTTTTCTAAAGAACGTGCAGCTTAAATACTTGGGAGAGCCAAACAAAACATGACCGCCACAGCCAGCATTTTATCCGGCCCCCCGCTTTGTATGTGTAATTATAATACAATATGTGAGTTTAAGTCAAATACAAAACATTGACAAAATCTTGCCTAAAGGTTGACAAAAATGGAAATCATAAAATTATTCAAAGAGGAAAAGCCGTCGAAACTGATTGAGGACGCACTCAAAGAAGTAATGGATAAAGGCAAGTATGAGAAAAGGGAGGCATTCTGTGAGGATAAAAATATCAATTACGAAACACTTTTAAGGATTATTGGCAGCATAGACGAAAATTTTCATGTCTTGGGATTAGTTGCTTTTAAAAAAAGCAGGTTAAAGAAAATTGTGTCATTTACAGTCAATAAAATAAAAGGTTTGGAATCGCTGATTGAATAAAAAGAGGAGTTGATGGTAGGGAAAAATCCGGCTTTCCAGTTTTATCCTTCTGATTGGTCAAACGATACAAGCATGGTTTCGCTTGAAATTAAGGGTGCCTGGATAGACATTCTATGTGCCATGTGGTGGAACGGAAACAAAGGTGAGATCACCGGCTCAGACGATGATTTTTCCCGCCTCTTAAGAACGTCGGTTGATCATTCTAAAAACATAATCCAAACATTAATCGATAAAAAAATCTGTGATTGCGAAGTAAGCAATAACGGAATCCTTACCTTAACTAACCGCAGAATGAAAAGAGAGGAAGAAAAGCGTAAGTACAATGCAGATAAAGTAAAAAAGCATTACCACAGCAAGAAAAGGAAGGAAGGAAAAGAAACCCTTACTAAAACCTTACCCAAAACTAATCTATATTCTTCATCTTCTACTTCATCTTCTAATACTAAAGTAAAAAAACCTAGCAAAGCTGCCCCTGTGGATAACTCAAAAATAAATGAAAAAAATGACTACGATTATTACGCAGAGCAGATCGATTTGTTGAGAGAAAAACTTTACAAAGTCTATTGGAAAAAAGTCCACGCTTGGGTGAACACCATGATAAAGAAAAAAACTAAACCGAAAGCCATTTACTACTGTTTGAAAAGAGTTGATGAAGTAAGACCGACCGACATGGATCCTTGGGCTTGGTGTGAAGGTATTTTAAAAACATTCAATGAATCTGAAATTTATAAGAAGGACAACCTTTTTCTGGATATAACAAACAAGCTAAAGGCAGTTACCACATGAACACCATCCACATAACAGAACCTATCTGGAAAGAACCAAGATTTGTCGGCATAGCACATCACCGAATCTTTGATGATTTAAAGGTATACATTGACTGGATAGAAGAATCAGGAAAAAAAACCTATCCCCACCCATTTTATATTTCCCTGGAAAGAGCCATAAAATATCCCGTACAGTTAAAACGGGTAAGCAAGAAAAAGGTGGTATTCCTTCACATAATCCCTATTCCCGCAATGGAGGAGATGAGAAATTAACGACTCCGATAAGTTCCTCGAAGAAACTGAATCTTTCAAATGCCCCGATTACAGCAATAACCGGATTACGGAATACGGCTGCCGGACTCGAAGGGTGAGGGCGATGAAAAATACTTCCGAGGATGTGTGTTCCGAGAACTGCCCCAGGTACCGGCCACCCACCCAGGAAGAGATTGAATCTGTTTTGGGAAAGAAAAAGACATTCAGGGTGAACTTAGTGAGAACCCGCAGCTTTACAGACAAGGAAAAGAAGGTATCGGCTAACAAGGTAAGAAACGCTTGTGCTAGAAGGCGGGTAAGAAGGGCGATGGAAAAGGAAACAACAAACAATATATAGCAAAAGGAGGTAGGAAATGAAATTGAAATCATTATTAAAAGAGGTAGAACAGGAACTAAAAAAGGAAGAGGTAACAATGGCAAAGGAGGTAATAAAAACAAGATTGAGGGAAATTAAATCGGCAGAAAAAACGCTTCAAAACATGAGGAAGTCTCTGGAAAACTTACTTGATAAGGGGTTGGATGATATCTCACTCGATAACGACTAATGACTTTTTGTTGCTCGGAGATGGAAAAGACATTTGGTTGATTTGTGGATGTGTCGCATATCACATGAAACAACCAATGATAAACGATGTGTCAATGGGGTGCAATAGGGATATTATTGATCTTGATCCTATGGGCGGAAGAAGATTTTCTGTGCCAGGATTTACTTCATATGAATCAACCATAAACATAAGGTCGAACGAAATAGCGATCATAGAAACCGGAAACCCACAACTTATTTCCGAACTGCTCTTCAAAAGATATAGCATTCAAGACCTTTTTAAAATCATAAACCAAAAGGTAGAAAAGAGAGACCAAAAATAAACCGAAGCAAAAGGAGAGAGCAAATGAGAGAGAAAAAGGCAAGAGAAATGGTGAAGTATTTTTTCACAGATGAAGAAAAGAAAGAGTTTGGTTCAAGCATAGCACAGGCAATTAAAAACAAATCATCAAGGGAACTGGAACTAAAATCAGTATCAACACAAATCAAAAGTGACATTGCAAGAGAGGACGCAAACATAGATAGTCTTACCGAGAAAATTCAATCTGGCTATGAGTACAGGGGCGTTGAGTGCCGACTAAACTACAACGTGAAAAAGAAACTGGTTTATTATATTCGTATAGACGACGACGAAACCATTATAAGAACAAGAGGCATGAGGGCGGAAGAAATTCAAGACGATTTACCAATCGAGGATTAGGGGGGAAGAAATGAAAAGAAGTTTTAGCAAGCTAGGTCACAAACCAAAAGGGGTGATGAACAAGACCGAGGCTTTGTATGCTGGTATCCTTGAAACAAAAAAAAGCATGGGTGCGATAAAAGAATACGGGTTTGAAAAGTTGAAATTTAATATAGGTCAAAAATGTTGGTACACACCGGACTTTATGGTTATTGAAAACAACGACCAACTAACAATGATTGAGGTCAAGGGCTGGATAACAGATGATGGCATGGTAAAGTTTAAGGCGGTCTGTACCCTTTATCCATTTATAAAATTCATAATGGTTAAATATGAAAACAAACAATGGAAGGTGATAAGGGAGAATTGACATGAGTATATTTTATAAATGTGACATGTGTGGGGAAAACAATTTAAACGAAAAGGAAGTGCGTAGAGTCGTTATTAAAAGGAGGGAAAAAGTTGGTCTTGAAGAAGATAGAGTGTGGTGTGTGTTTGGAAGTGATATCTGCCCTAACTGTGAAGACAAAATAAGGAAGCTACTGAGTACGGGGGCTATGAGGTTCACCGCGAGCGAAATTAAATTTCAGTCGATCAATTCTATGGGAGATCAGGTTTGCGATGTAGTTATAAAAAAACTTGAGGAAGAGGTAAATGCAAAGGCTAGGGATCGACCGTGAGATGTTTGATATGTGGCCAGGTAAGGCTTGGCGGGGCGGGGCGGGGCTGGGCGGGGCGGGGCACGGCAAATTTATTTTTATTAGCAAAGGAGAACAGGCATGGTGAAAAAATCTGCAACAGCTTGGATATTTTGGTATGTGGAAGCCCTAATTTGCTTATGCCACGCATCATCAGCCGATGTGTTCTGTGAAAAAATATTCAGTTTCACCAAGGGGAGGAAGGTAAACCTTCACCGGATAGACACGATGGCGACGGTGGGGTACTACATATCGAAGTTGTCAAAGACGTGTGTGTTTATTATCGGGTGCCATTACATGGAGAACATGGGAAACGTAGAGATAGCCAGGCGATTGAACAGGTTGCAGAACACAAGGAACTATAACAGCTTTAGGGTAGATGATATACACAGAGAGAATTTAAAGAAGCTCTCGAAGAAACTGGACAAAGCGGGGTTAATAAGGAGGGATTGATGGCAGAAGAAAAAAACTATAATTTCACGTGGAGTACTGCGAGTGAAATAAACTATAATTTCACGTGGAGTACTGCGAGTGAAATAAACTTTATAAAGACGGTTGGTGTTCATTGTGAGACCAGGAAATTGTCACACGCACAGCACGTAAGAAATTATGCCAAAGCAATAAAGTACAGAGTAAAATGGGACAACCTTGACAGGGTAGCCATATTGAATGCGTTGGAACTAGAGCTAACAAGAACCCAATGATAAGGGGGGAGAAAATGGCGGGCAGTGGATATGTACGTTCTAAAAGAAAAATTGCTGAATATCTTGGTGTATCGAAAACGCAGGTAGCTATTTTTAAAAAGGAAGGTGCTCCAATCGCACAAACAACAAAGGGAACCTACTGGACGGTAAAAGAGGAGCTTGATAGTTGGTTTAAGAAAAAACTTCAAAAAGACATTAAAAAGGTTGATTGACTGTACCATGTAAAAAATCTCTTTTAAAAAGTCGCAAACAGATACCAAAACGACACCAACCGAACGCAACCTGATACCAAAACGACACCTGGAGCCCCTTGACACATATCCAACAACAGGTCAAAATACCTATACTGCGGTAAATACCGCTCACAACTATCTCCTTTTGTTTAGACGCCCGGGGTTGCCTTGCCAGCTCCCTGGGCGTTTTTGTTTGGGGGTGATGACAATGGATTTTAAAAAGAATGAAAGCCTCGAAGGTAAGGACCTTGAAGAAATCGGGTGTCATAGCTTGATGTGTAAGCTCTCAATGAAAGAACTTATCCATTTATTTAAACTGCTTGGCATAAAGTATCGGGAAGAACATATCAGGAAGATCCAAGATTATAGGTTGTATTTGCAGAAGCATACCAGGAGCCCAGCGTTGGGCTTTTAGAGAGGAGGAAGAAAATGGCAAGCCCAAACGGTAACGGAACCAGATTGTGGATATACGACAATGCTTTGAAAATAATCGGTGCTTTGATAGTAGCGGTTTTTTTGCTTTTTACATACGAGGTCAGGTGTGGGATTGACGAAAACAAAAAAGCGATTCAGGGGAAAGTGGATAGCGACATTTATGAACGAGACAGGGTAGAGCTTTTGGGATCGCTTTACAGGGTAGAGGGAAAGGTTGATGAGATAATTATGTTGTTTGCGGGGAATCCACCGAGCAAATGAAAGAATCCGAAAGAGCACTAACAGAACGGATGGTTGGTCAGATAAGCGGGGAAGTGCACGCAATCCGAGCAGCCTATCTCGGAGATACGACCCTTGAAGGATATCTCGCAGCCATAGAGGGTTATGTTGACATTGCCCTTGGGTGTTTGGAATTAGACGAGCCAAGCGACGAAGAGTGCAGGGAAATGTATAAACGAAGCATTGCCAAAATAGAGGGGAACACCATGAACCCAGAAGCGATTATAGCAGCAATAAAGATTTTCCGTGAGGTATTAGATGGTTTGCCCGAAGAAACGAAACGGGAAATCGACAAAAGAATCGACAAAATTGAGGACAGGTTTAAGCAGGGCAGCACATTAGACCTAATAATGGAAAGAGCCATGAAGATTGTTAGGGGAGATGAACTTCCTGACTACCCGGATGTGATTGATGAAAAGCCTGAAGCCTAAGATGAAATATCTATTAATTGCACTATTAATAATATCTTTGGATGTTCCTTATAAATTATCTGGCAACTACGAAGAACCACCGCAAAGGGTGGAATCAATAGAACCAATAAGTGAATATGCAAAAAAACACAACGTAAGATGTCAGGGTGGTATGGCTTCCTGTACTTGTATGGGTTGTGGTGGTGGTTACATTGACGAAGATGGTAATTATATACCGAAACAACAATGCAACACCTGTACACAAGAATATGTTTGTGATGATGGAAAGGTATTTATATGTTCATCGAGGAGTTATTGAAAAGTTTGATGAAATTACACATATCAAAAATCAGGGAATTTGACGTTCTGCTTTATCCTAAGAATATCTTTGGTAAGACACTCTTCTATCACTGTGCCTGGTATGTGGGGAGAGTATGGGGAATGCGGGTGAATTTTGAGAGTACATCTCGCGGCCCCGAATTTGAAGAGTGGGAGAATGGGGAAGTCCCGAAGTATGTTTGTCGATTGAAAGCATCTCTTACCCTGGCACAGAAGCAAAACATAAGGGAAGAGTGTGGGCTACTGAAAGACAGGGGATATGATTGGCTCGGCTTTTTTGGCCACTACCTGGCACTAGACCACCCGAAGCTAATGAGATGTGACGAGCTTATTGAGATACCACTTATAGGGGCGGGGATAGACCCACAAAGACCAGAGAGACGACCAAGTGGATTTATGGAAAGTCCTGTTTTTGATGTTTATGAGGTTAAATGACCACAGAACAAGAAGCAAAAGCATTAGTAATAGAGATAACCAAAATTCCAAATAATCTGGGCGGCGGATATAGTGCTTGTGTGCCAGATCTTGGAAGACTTGCTGCGGTAGGCGATGGAGAAACGCCGAAAGAGGCGGTGGAACATTTGTTTAGCAATTATGAAGATGATATCAATGGATTGGTGGTTTTAACATGAGATGGAAATATATCATCAATCATCATAGCCTAGGGAAAGATAGCAGGGTCTTGAACACGCAAGACATCAGGAACGATCACATTGTTAATAGAGAATGGGACGACATAGGTTATCATTTCTTGATTGAACTGGTTAGCAACTATTATGAAATTGTAGTAGGTAGGATGCTTGACACGAACGGAGCACACACTCTCGGACGCAACCCTGATTCAATCGGCATCTGTTGGGTGGGAAACTTTGACATAGCACCGCCAAGCAAAGAGCACTGGGCAAGAGGCGTTCAACTAAACAAGTCGCTCTGTTCCGAGTTTGACATACCTCTTAAAAACATAATAGGGCATAGGGATTGCGTGGAAGACGATAGAAGCTGCCCGGGAAAATTATTTGACCTGCAGCAACTAAGAGACGATGTGGCAAAGCTGGTTATTGGCAGGGTTGTTAGATCGGATGGGTGGTAAGCAATGAAATGCAAACACGGGCTAACGACTGGAACTTGTTGGTTATGTTTAGGAAACAAACCAAAACCAGAGGGTCCCGGTAGTGAATCGCTACAAATGCAATTTTCACGAGGAGCAATGCTTTTTCCAGGAGTGGATTCTAGCCCACGCATTTATGTAGATGGTAGCGGAGAAACAAACAAATACAATCCGGGAATGTGGGATAAAAGAGAAGCAAAAAAGACTGGGAAAAGTGGGACAAAATGTTGAGGTGCATGTAAGTGGCTTACAAAATTCCTAAACTTACCAACAAAGAAATAGAAACCCTGCAAGTCGATGCTGCCGTAAGGATGATGGGGAAGCTGACACATACCCTCATTCAAATCAACCAAGAAAGCAGAAGTGCAACATGCGATCTGGGGCAGGCAAGATTAAAAGTCGATCAACTGAAGAACGACAAAAGTACTGTTATAGAGCTTTTGCGGGCTATAAAGGTGATGATCCAAAGTGGCTAAGAAAGCAGTGAAGAAAAAAACAGTTAAGAAGAAGGTTGTAAAAAAGAAAGCCTCCAAAAAGAAAGTGGTGCCAGAGAAGGAATTGATACAACCCCAGCTTAACTATGACGAAATAGAGTACATAAAGGCATTATTGGCAGTTAACACATCAAAGCAAAGGGTAGCTGTTGAGGTAGGGCATTCATGGGCTACAATTGACAGGATAAGTAAGCTAAACGATAAGGAGATTGAGGGATTCCGTGACATAAAAAGGAAAGAGTTTATTAAAAAAGCCTGGCAAAAGATAGAAATGCTTCTAAGACAGGTCACAGAGGGCAAATGTGCTTTTGCTACAATCAACCAAGTTACCACAGCAATGGGAACGATTTATGATAAAGCGGCCTTGGCAAGTGGGGAGGCCACAGAGAGGGTTGAGGTTAAAAAAGACGAATCGGAATTATCAAATCTTACCATTGAAGAACTCGAAACTATAAGAAAATTAAAGCATAAGGCAAGCAAAACAGATGCATGAGAAAACAGGAGTATGTTGATTATTTCAAAAACAATCCACTACCATCTGTTGAATTAATAGACAAGCTCCTTGCCGAAAAGTCTTTAAAACACTTTGTAGGGCAAGCGTGGCACGTTGTAGAACCCAGCACACCCTTTATTGATGGGTGGCATATTGATGTTATCTGTGACCATCTGGAAGCGATCACCAGGGGAGAAATCAGATACCTCATTATCAATATTCCTCCCCGATATATGAAGTCGCTGCTTGTTTCGGTGTTTTGGCCGTGTTGGGAATGGATTGACGAGCCATCGTTAAGGTGGCTTTTTTCTTCCTATGCAGAGACGTTATCAAAACGAGACTCGCTAAAATGCAGAAGGATTATCCAATCCCCCTGGTATCAGAGTAATTGGGGTGACACGGTAAAGATTACAAGCGATCAGAATGAAAAGCTACGGTTTGAAAACGATGCATCGGGTTGCAGGGTAGCGACATCCGTTGGCGGTGTGGGAACAGGTGAGGGTGGAAATCGTATAATAGTAGATGATCCAAACAATGTAAAAGAAGCCGAATCAGAGGTTAAACGAGAGACAACAAATAGCTGGTGGGATGAAAGCATGTCCACCAGATTAAACAATCCGAAGAAAGATGCAAAAGTAATCATTCAGCAACGAACCCATTCAAGTGATCTGACCGGGCATGTCTTAGATAAACACGAAGACGACGAAAGCATTGTTCATCTGTGCTTGCCTGCAAGATACGAGGTTGACCATCCCCATAAATGTGATGCTGACACTAGAACCGAAGACGGGGAGCTGTTGTGGGAAGCGAGATACGGTGAAAAGGAATTGACAGAGCTAGAGAAAGATATGGGGAGTTATGCAATAGCTGGCCAGTTACAGCAACGACCATCACCAAGGGGCGGTGGGATGTTTATGATTGATCGGTTCAATATTATCAATGTTGTTCCGGGTGGCATAAAAAACACAGTCAGATATTGGGATAAGGCGGGCACCCTTGACGGTGGAGCTTATACGGCAGGTGTCAGGATGCACCGGATGGCTGACGGCACATATATAATTGATGATGTGGTCCGCGGTCAATGGTCTGCTGCAATAAGGGAAAAACGAATCAGACAAACGGCGGAGCTCGACGGCAAAGGCGTTAAGGTATGGCATGAGCAAGAGCCCGGAAGCGGTGGGAAAGAGAGTGCGGAAGCCACCATAAAAAATCTTGCCGGATTTGTTGTCAAAGCAGAACGGGTGACAGGTGCGAAAGAAGTGAGAGCAGAACCCTATTCCGTACAAGTTGAGGCTGGCAATGTAAGCGTTTTAAATAAACCCTGGGCGAAACCATTTATAGACGAACACGAAGATTTCCCAATGGGTAAATTTAAAGACCAGGTGGATTCGGCATCAGGAGCATTCAATAAATTAGCGGTCACATCGAGGGCGGGCACATGGTAGAGAAAAAGAAGAAACCATTAAAACTTACAACCAACCAGAAAGAACACCTCTTCGCTCTGGCTTCAATTATGACACAAAGTGCTCTCTCCAGCAGGGCGGACTTGCAGGGGCGGATGGGGTATGCCTACGGCGGGGACAGGGATGTTTACACGGCGTTAGGATATAAAAAGGTACTTGATTTTCCTGACTTTGAAGCCAAGTACAAACGGCAAGACATAGCAAGCCGGATCATTGACCTCCCTGTTAAGGCGACATGGCGGTTAAGACCTGAAATAGTAGAAAAAGATGGTAAGGAAACCCCCTTTGAAAAAGGCTGGATGGCATTGGTCAAAGAAAAAAAGGTATTCCATTATCTGCAACGGGTAGACAGGCTTTCAGGCATCGGGCAGTATGGTGTTTTGCTAATCGGGTATGATGACAGCAAAGAACTGTCAGAGCCGGTAGAAAAGGCAACAGACATTTTATTCCTAAGACCGTTTAAGCAATCCACCGCAGAGATATCTACATGGCAAAAAGACACCACAAAAAAACGGTATGGTTTGCCCGAAACCTATAAACTTACATTTACCAATGCCGAAGCACAGGGGACAGCATCAAAGGAAGTCCACCATAGCAGGGTGATTCACATAGCAGAAGGGCTTGATGAAGACAATGTGTATGGGAAACCGCGGTTAGAGGTAGTTTACAACCGCTTGATGAACATGGAGCTTGTGGCTGGCGGTAGTGCTGAAATGTTCTGGCGTGGAGCATTCCCAGGCATGGGGTTTGGTATTGATAAAGATGTTGATGTCAATACGCTAGACCTGGATGACATGAAAGATGAGATGGAAGATTATATCCACGGGTTTAAACGGACATTGAGAACACAGGGAGTTGACGTTCAGCAATTTGCCCCCCAGGTAGCCGATCCAAGCAATCACATTTCAGTTTTGTTAGACCTCATATCGGCAGCAACGGGGATCCCCAAACGTATCTTGATGGGAAGCGAGAGGGGGGAACTGGCAAGCTCACAGGATGAAACGAACTGGAATAATACCATTGATGAACGACGGATGAACCATGCAGAGCCGATTATTCTAAGACCGTTCATAGATAGGAATATTGAGACAGGGGTATTGCCGAAACCCGCAGATGAATACACGGTAAACTGGCCTGACTTGCAGATTAAATCAGAGAAGGAAGAAGCCGATGTCGCAAAGATCAAATCAGAAGCATTGAATAAATATCTGTCAACTCCTGGGGCCGACATGGTGATCCCGATTGAAACCTTCCTTGATAAGTTCATGGGATTCACAAAAGAGGAAATAGAGGACATTGTAAAGAAAATAGGGGAATACGAGAAAGAGGAAGTGGAGGAAATTGACGAGGGAGCAGAGGAAGAATAATGCCCAAAGAATGGTGGACAGATTGTCTTAACAGCTTGAAGGGAACCCCCTTTTATGGTAAGGTAACATTGCAGTACGAGAACGGCAAAGTAGTTTTAATCCGTAAGGAAGAAACGATTAAACCACCTAAACAGGACAACTGATAGGGAGGGAGTAAAAAAAATGAGTAAATGTACTGATTGCGAAGCTATAGAATATGCAAAATTGATAATAGAAAATTATGAAATGGATATCAGAAATAGCATGGGATTATTAGGAATAGACTTAGTTGAATTGGGTTTTTGTCAGGGTTCAGTTTATAAAAATGCCATCCAACACATTGATAGACTCTTTACCGATACGGGACAACCGAAAGAAGAGGGCGTGTTTAAAAAGCTAAGGAGAAAAAAGGAATATTATGATGAATATTTTTTAGATAATACCCCCCTTGATTGGAATGTTTGTTATGATGTAAAAACAAAAAAAGGAGAGGAGCATGAAGGCGTAAGTCTTATAAAAAAAGACGTTTTATACCGTGGCATAAGAGGGATGAGCGAAGATACCACAGAAACTTATGGATATTTTATAACTTCTGGCGGATTAGAAGTATTAATGAGAGAAGGAGCAAAACTGAAATACAATAAAGAAGCTACTAATCTACATTTAAAGAAGAGTGCCGAGAAACGCATGGAAGATAACTTGGAAAATTTAAGACGAAAGGCAAATAGATTGCGGGAAGAATTGCAATTAACAAAGAAGAAAATTGAACGCTTTGAAGGCAAAATAATAGCTTTGAAGGCAAAACAATACTAATGTAATCAATGTGGCCGTAATTTGTAATTAAATACAACTTAATAAAATATAGTATCAGGTATCAAAACACTTGGGCCTGTCATCCTTAACGGGGTGGCAGGCCCTTTTTTGCGTTTAATGGAGTATGGAAAACAAAGAATGAACAACCTCGCTCATAAGCACGAGCATAATTACCTAGACAACAACTTACCCTCATTGTTTTCAGACCATATTTTATATGGCCTATTTTTTGGTATAGAAGATTCAAACACAGATTCAACAACCTTACGGCGGGAAACCTTGCGATGGAAGGGGTAGGCAATTCCATGTTTTGCAGCCACTTTAAGAGCCTCTTCTGGTGTAGGTGCTTCCACTAGATGTCCAGTTAGGTGGGAGCCATCTAACGCTCTTGGAGTAGTTTCGTAACGATTATGAATTTTGTAAATAGGCATAAAGACAATATATCACCTTTAACCATATAAAGCAAGCAAATAAATGCTCAACTTGGCAGAAAAACATAATCATCCGGCACTAACCATCAACAATGTTTTCAGGACAGATCCCACAAGAACCCTGATGTTGAGGAAGCGGTTTGTGTCAGATATGAATAGCCGGTTCAGAAGGTTAAAGGGTGATATTAGAAGATCCATTGTTGATAATGATTGTTTTGGATTGAAGGCTAAGTTCCCCGGACTAAAGCTGATGACTCCGGTTGAAACAGAATATTTTAAGTTTGCAAAGGACAAAGATAAACTCGCGGGATTCATGTCTTGGCTCAAAGAAATGGAAAATACAATGGTGGATGGCAAGCCAATTCTTGAAATCATCCAACGTCCCGGTATGCACCCAGGGATTGAAGGGGCGTGGACAGATACCTATATCCAGACTGCCTATCAGAAAGGCATATTAAGGGCAAGGCAGGAGCTAAGAAATCAGGGTGTTAATGTTCCTAATGTGGAGCACATGCCAGGTGGGATGAGTTCTGTTTTTAACGCTCCCATTCACGTTGATAGGGTGGCTCTCCTCTATGCCAGAACTTTTAATGAGCTAAAAGGCATCACCGAAGAAATGAACCAGCAAATATCAAGGGTGTTGGCCCAGGGAATAGCCGAAGGGAAAAATCCGAGGCAGATAGCAAGCTGGCTGAATAGCCGCATTGAACTGCCAAGAGTAACGGTTAAGATTCCTGGTGTTGGGATAAGACGATTAACATCATTACAACGGGCTCGGACACTTGCCAGAACTGAAATTATAAGAGCACATCATCAAGCGACAATTGCTGAATACAAACAATTCGGGGTTGAGGGAGTAAAAGTAAAGGCCGAATTTTTGTCAGCGGGGTATGGAGTTTGTCTAGAGTGTCAGAAGCTAGAGGGCAAAATATTTACTTTAAAGGAAATCGATGGAATGATTCCGGTTCACCCCAACTGCCTGATAGACCCACAAGTTAAAATACATACATCAAAGGGATGGATAAAAATAAAAGATATCAAAATTGGAGATTTGGTTCTTACCCACAAGGGGCGATTCTGCAAAGTGACAAAAGACATTAGAGTTCCGAAGCAAGTTTCTAATGTGGTCAGAATAGAATTGAGAGGAGGTAGCCATAGACACTTAAAGCTAACTCTGACCGAAGATCATCCAGTGCTAACAAATAATGGGTGGATGTTGGCGAAAGATTTAAGACATGAACACACAATAAAATACTTAGCTAATCATTGTAAAGAATGTGGGGTAGAAATACCATATTTTAAAAGTGTGTGTTCCTTTAGGTGCAATGGTAAACACAATCTTAAAAATCCGCAGACTATCAAGAAGATGCAGAATGCAAACAATACCCCTGCGTTAAAAAAGAAACAGTCTGAGCGATGGAGCAAAAACAATCCGTCGCAACTTGAAGAGCACAGAAAGCAGTCAAGTAAAAGAATGAAGACAAATAATCCCATGTTTATGCCAGGGATTAGAGAAAAGCTCCCCGAAATAATGAGGGAAAAATATAAATTAAATCCAGAGTTAGGCAAAAAACACTCAGAATTTTTAAAAAAATATTATTCAGAACATCCAGAAAAGCACATTAATGCGATAATGCGAAAGCGGGGGTTTATAAGTTCATTAGAGAAAAAGATGGAAAAGTTATTAATTAATGCTGACATCAATTATACACCACAATGTCGCATTCTTAATTACTTTGTTGATTTTGCAATACCCGAATTGAATATAGCAATTGAATGTGATGGGGATTATTGGCACTCGCAAAGAAAAGAGCAGGACAAAAAAAGACAGGAGAAAATAGAAAAAGAAGGATGGTTTGTACTTCGCTATACAGAACAAGAAATAAAAGAACAAACCAAAGAAATAGAAAACGAACTATTTAGAATAGCCTCCAATCACAACGGAGATTACCAATATACTCAATTACAGATTAAAAAAATAACTAAATGGCAAACAAAAAAACCAGTAACTCTTTACAATCTTTCGGTTGAAGAAGATGAAAGTTATGTTGCAAATGGATTTGTGGTTCATAACTGCCGATGCGTAGCAATCCCGTACTTAGGGGGGAATGGCAAGACAAAGGCAAACGAAGAAAAACCCGTTGTCATAATACCCAAACCAGAACCACAACCCATTCAGCTAAGAATAGTCGGCGGCAGCCTCTATGCAAATGATTCCGGTGACGGTATCTATCATCATATCGGATGGATAAAGAACATGCCGAACAAAGACGGTAAAACTTAACAAAGCCGTTGAACATCTTTCTTAGCCCTCCTGCAATCGCAAGGGGGTTTTTATTGGAGAACTATGAAAAAACTTATTTTTATTGTTATTTTAATGTTGTTTTATTGCCCAAATGCGTTTGCTGCAATTAGCGAGGATGCTGATTGTGTTGGAGGTGTATGTGAACTAAGTGCTGTTGGTGGGACTCAGGAGTGTACTGCGGAAGATACACCTTATGATTGTTGCACTGGTGCTGATGCTGGCTGTACTGGTGATTATAGGACATGGAAAGGTTTTTGGAATGACTTAACTACTCTTACCGCAGACATAACCCTTCTTGTTGAGCCACATGTTTTTGTCGAAACAGTCTATCCTGGACAAGTAACCGAAGATTTAAATGGGTTTACTATTCACGTCAAGCCAACAGAGACTTATTATTACCCAACCTCATCTGATATTACAACAGGCCCACGTTTCGACTTGCAGTACACAACGTCTGATGAATTTCTTAATTTAAACGCTGCTGATACAGGGCATATAATCATTGAGGGTCTGAGTATTTATTCAACAACAGCAGGGAAGACTGCACCAGCAGCTTTTTTTCTTATCTCCAGTGTTGGAACATATACTACTACCTTACGGCGACTTAGCATAAAGGGGGATGGTACAACCAATGCACAATATGGTATCCAGGAAAATACTGCTGCTGTAAGTCCACTCAAGGTATATAATAACTTCATTTATGATGTTTATGCTGGGATTTATTTAAGTACTGCCCTTGCAGCAGGAAGCTATATAATAAACAATACAATTTATGGTTGTGAGGGGGCTGGAATTGACTTCAATGGACTTGCTGCGATTGCTAACAATAATTATGTATATGACACGGTAGCTGCAAGTAGTGATTTTTTAGACCCCGATGGTGCAATTGGCTATAATAATGGATGTACTGATGCAAGTTGTGCTGATGCCGAGTGGTCTACTGGAGCTGGTAATCAAGATAGTAAGACATTCGCATCTTTTACCCTTACTAGCTGGGCTAATGATGAGTATTTTCTCAACGCCAGTGCCGTTACACAGGTTAATTTAGGTGTAGGAGACCACTCATCTACCGATGATGATTTGGTAGCCTATTATAAATTTGAAGATGGAGCTTTAAAGGTAGACTCGAGTACCAATTCTAATGCTCTAACTGATGACCTAGACGGAGCCCCATCTAGATATGTTGCCTCAGTGATAGTGGAGGATAGTTGTGCTTATTTTGAGGACGATGAAAGCTATTATAGAACATATGCTAATTTAACAACTGATTTTCCTGGTAAAAATGGCAACAAAGACTTAACAGCTTGTATGTGGTATATGCCTGGTGGTGATAGTGATGGTGATACTGCTGGATTGGTTGGTATTTATGCAGGTAATGTTGGGGAAATAATATGGCTTGTATGGAAAGATACAAATGATAATATTGCATTTAAGAAAGGCTACAATGATGGGGCTAGCGAAGAGGAGATAAAGGAAACAGGTATTGCTTTACTTTGTGATTGGGCACATTGGTATCATGTATGTGTATCTTATGATGATTACGGTTCCGATTCTGCAAATACTGGTGATACAAAAATACAAGTTTATGACCTTACTGCAAATATTACTTATACTGAAGATGATTCTACGATGGATTATACTATGGATATTCATGTTGATGATACCCCGCTCTTTCAAATCAACAACCTCCTTTGGGATGGAACTGATTATGAAGAAGCAGGTCTTATAGATGACCTTCGTATTTACAACACTGCTTTATCCTTTGCTGAAATGGATGACATAAGACATCTTAGATTCTATGGTGATGCTTGTAACAGATCACGAATAGGTAATTATGACATAGGAGCAGACGAATATATTGTTGATGATATTTATTACATGTCAGATAGTGGCAGTGATGATGCCACTGGACAGGATACATCTCATCCTTGGCTAACATTAGCCCATGCAACGGCATCTACTGATAGAGGTGATACCATAAGCCTTAACAAAGCGGATACATGGACAGGTGTTACATTCTATATCCCGTATCCAGGAATGACTATTAATGCTTATGGAGAAGGTGCTGACCCTATTATTGATTGCAACGATGCTGTTGATAATGGAATATGGGCTGGATATTTTGTGGATGATATTACCATTGATGGTATTGAAATAATAGATTGGAAGGATAGGGGCATATATGTTGCTTACAGTAAAGGTTTGGCAATTAAGAATTGTACCATTTCAAGTGCTGAAGTAGGAGATGCAAACGATGGTTGGCTTCAAGGAGACGGCATACTTGTTTACAATGATGGAGCTGGTCATGTCAACAGCTCTGGTTCTGGTTTAACAATACAGGACAATGTGTTTGAAGGCGAATTTATGGGTGAGATTTATGAGGATTTTCTAAATCTTGCTTACAAGTGTATTTTAGTGCAGGGGTGTAGTGATGTAACGATTACAGGGAATACAATGGATCCTGGTGCTTATACTGGAGGCATAGGAGTTCTGTGGAACTCCACAACAGAAGAAACCTGTGAGGCTGTAACCATAGATGATAATGTAATAAATTCTTCCTATGCTGCTATGTATTTTGTGGGGTGGAGTGGAACAAATTCTATATGCAATAATATTATTAAGGAGTCTGACTTCTGGAGCATGGGCATCCACGATTTTAGTGGAACAACTTTAATAGGTTGGAATGATATGAGTGGGGGAACTGGGTGTGGTATTAATTTGAATCGTGCAGATAATGTAGCACTTGTTTTTAACTTAATTTACGATAAGGATTTTTTTGAGGGGGGGGTAACAGACCTTTATAATGGTATTGATATTAGTCGTTATTCTGATGATGGGTTGTTATACCACAACACTATTTATGATATATATCATGGTTGTATTACTTTAGAGGCTTATGACAATGAACCTTGTACTGGATGGACTATGATGAACAATGTTTTGGATGCTTCTGCTAATGACCTTCACGGAGGAAATGCAACGGCATTTTACTATGAATGGTATGAATCGGGAGACATGGATCTCAATTCAGATTGTAATATCTTTTTCCCCTATCCTGAAAAGGAAGGTATTAGGGTTCGTGTTTCTACAAAATTTGATTATGTAACATTAGCAGAATGGCGAATATTGCAGGGGACAACTTATAGCCAAACCTACTATGATGTTCATTCTTTTGATACCGACCCAATGTATCTTAGCCGAGTTAAAGATGCAGAAGATTTTCGGGTGGAAGGTACTTCCCCTGGTAGAAATTCTGGAGCTGATTTATCTGCTTATTTTGATGGAACTCCTGCTTATGTTGATTTGAATGATACCGTAGTTCCAGGTGGTTCTGGACCTGATATGGGTGCGTATGAATTTCATGAGGTGATTAATATTTTAATGGAACATTATAGGAGGAGAAGGGTATGGTGAAGAAACTGTTTGTATTATTTCTCTTGTGTTGGTTTTGGACAGGTGGTGTCTGGGCGGGGAACTATCTTGAATACAATGCAGAGAATGTTATTCTCGTAGGCCCATTTCTTGATTATTTAGATGGGGTTACAGCTATTACTGATGTGGCTATATCATCGGGTGTTGGAGCGTGTTCATGGGAGGGTGTTGCCTGTACTGACATAGCAAATAATACCTGGAGTCATGTTGCTAATGGGTATTATTCACTCACGCTTGATGCAGGGGACGTTAATACTTACGGTCGCCTTCTTGTAAGTTTCTATGATGTGGATGATTTCGTTCCGGTATGGCATGAATTTACCGTTGTTACAACTAATGTATATGATTCGTTTGGTGGGGATGGGGCAGATAAACTACAGGTTGATGTAGTGCAGCTTGGGGACAGCACTCAATCGGGAACTGATTTAAAAGACTTCTCCGATGCTGGTTACAACCCTGCAACCGACAAAGTAACAGGTGTGCTATTAACGGATACTTGCACAGCCAATACAGACCTTGTTAGTGCAGCAGCAGTAGTGAATGAGTGGGAGTCTCAATCGCAAACAGACCCAACAGGATTCTACGTTAATGTGCAAGAAGTGGATGATGTACCACAAACAGCTAACGACAACGGGGCTGATATAAACACCATTCTTACCAGTACGGCTGCAATAGATACCAGCACTGAACTAAGAACACTACTTGCTGGGTCTGATACGGCATTAGCTACAGCAACGGCACTTGGTACAGCACAAACCGATTTAAATACCCTGACAGGCTCAGATGGTGCTACACTGGCAACTGCACAGGGGTTATATGCACCTGCGAAGGCTGGTGATGCCATGACACTCTCTGATGATGCAATAACTCTTAGCAAGTTTGATGAGTCAACAGCATTTCCTTTAGTTGCTTCTGATGCTGGTGCAGCACAAGTAGCAAGGGTGGGAGCTGACAGCGATACCCTTGAAGTCTTGAGTGATGAGATAGCCGCACTTGTTGCTAGTCTTGCTACTGTAGATGATATTGCTGATGGCGTATGGGATGAAACAAGTACGGGGCATGTAACGGCTGGGTATGCAGGAGAGCAATTATGGACTGATGTGGATGCTATATTAGTTGACACAGCTGTTATTGGTGCTTTGGGTGTTGGCTTAACTGCTATTCCTTGGAATAGTGATTGGGACACAGAGGTTCAGTCTGAATGTGACGATGCTATAACAGCTAATACCTATATTGATATTATTAAACAGTTGGGTTTGGGACGAATGACAATCAACGAGACTGCCAACACGATGGTCATTTATGATGATGATGATACTGGTGAAGCTGCTCCCGATGGAACACCGTTAGTTACATTTGACCTTAAAGACATTGATGGTAATGCAGCACACTCAAGCATTTATGAAAGAATACCTGAATAAAGGAATAGTGAATGATAAAAAAAACAATATTGTTTCTGGCGATAACTCTTTTTCTGACAGTGGGAGTGTGCGGAGCGGATACTCTTCTTGCGGGGATTGGCTCAGATACCAGCACATCAACAGGTAATTTCGGTATCTGGAAAGGCGTCCGATACCAGGCTGCGGCTTCGGGGGATGCCGCTTATTTTGGTATTTACTGCAAAACCTATGCGGGGGACAGGACGGATGATGACATAGGTTTTGCTGTTTATTCTGATGATGGGGGGGATCCACCTTCTCCGAGTGCTTTAATGTTTCATGGATGTCTTGAAAATTATGACTGGACGGCTCAAGGGACAGGAGTGTTTCATGATATTACTGTGGGGACTGTTGTAACAACTCGCACTATAACATCGGGTAGTTATTACTGGATATTTTATGGCGATTCTGTGGGAACTGATGGCGATGATTGTGTGTGGACAGGGCGGTATAATGCGTCGAGCTGTTCTGATTTATCTTATAAGATGGGTTCTAATAATTGTGCTACCTTTTGCGTTCCCCCTACTGTTCTTCAAATGACCACCAGATATAATGGTGATCCATTGTGCTGTGAGGGGTATGAGTGTAGTGGCAATTATACGTTCGGACTATGGAACACCAATGAAACAATCATGATTCTTAAATGAGGGATTTATGAGTCCAGACATCCCAACCGGGGGCTACCCCGGAGGGAATATTCCAACAGGCGGATTTGGTGGGAAGGTAATTGAATTTTCGACAACCATCAATATCCAAACAAGCACGTCCGATGTGCTGCTGGGTTTTATATTAGAGCTGTCTTCGGCTATTTCTGCCGTAACCGACGCATCAAATATTAACCTTAATTCTCTAAGAGAAATATCGTCAACAATTAGCAATCAAACAGCCACATCGTCTTGCCAGCTTAATGTTTTACGGGAACTGTCGGCTGCTATCAGCACTCAGACAAGCACAAGCGAAATAGAATTAGTCGGAGCGTGGCTTTTGGAATTTGCAACGACTATTAATGCTGCTACCTCAACAACTCCTGGGCTGTTAAGTGTCGTGCGGGAAATATCCTCTGCTCTGGCGGCTCAAGCTTCTGCATCATCAGCAAGCATTAACGTGGTTAGGTCGGTTGATTCTACTGCGTCGGTTGTTTCGAGTGCATCTTCGGTGGATGGGAACATTCTAAGAAACTTATCATCAAGTGCTTCTGTTGAAACATCCACCTCGATTGCTCAGATGCAGGCGTTACGAGGACTAACATCAACTGCCGATTGTTCAAGCAGCTTGTCATCACCACAGGTTGAGGTTTCAAGAGAGCTTTCTGCTACCGTTAGCACCCAGACAAGCACAAGCGAAATAGCAATAAACACAGCAGAACTTATAGATTTTGCAGCTACTATCAATGCCGCTATCTCAACATCGGCTGCGGCGTTGAGTGCAGTCCGGGAAATGTCAGCAACATTAAGTCCTGCAACAAATGCAGCGGGGAGCCTTAATGTCTTAAGGCCTTTGTCATCTACCATCAATGTTGCCTCCGACGCTGCGAGTATAGACACAAGCATATTAAGGTTGATCTCGCTTACCTCTGCCTGGCAAACATCGACCTCGGACATCACGCTGACTATCGGGGCGGTGCCAATAGAATTGTCAGCTATTATTAATGCTGTAACTTCTTTATCTAACATTCAGTGTAATGTGGTGCGGGAAATATCCGGTATTGCCGCGATTCAATCATCCGTCAGCGATATCACACTGGCACGGCTGCTACCGGTATCTGCAACAATAAACGGCCAGACCAGCACGGCCACAGCAGACATTTTAATTAGCAGATTACTTTCAGCAGCGATTAACGGGCAGGCATCAACTGCCAGTGTCCAGGCTAATATCTTAAGGGAATTATCAGCTACTTCGGCATGGTCAACTCTGACATCGGCAATAACTTTGCTAGTTGAAACTGCCGGAGTGATTGAGTTTTCAGCCCTGATTAATGCTGTTACTTCGACTTCAAGTATTAATGTTGCGGTGTTAAGAGAGCTATCCGCCACAATTGACAATGTTATTAGTACCGCAAGCAGTGTTTTAGCTATATTGAGAGAGGTATCCGCCACAGCGGGTGTCCAAACCCTTACGTCTCAAATTGAATTATTAGTTTATGACCTGATAAGTTTTTCTACTACCATTAATGCGGTTACAAGTACGACAAGCCCGGAGATGTTGGTAACAAGGCTGTTGTCTGCTACGGCTCCAATCGTAACCCAAACGGCTGATATTGATGTTCTGATTCTGAGACTATTGAGCTCAACCGTTGTGGCCAATTCTGCTCTTGCTGATATTGCTTTAAGCATCTTGGGGCTAGAGCCATGTTTTGTTAAAGACATTTCAAACACAGAGCTACATAGCATGGTTCTTAGGAATAGTGAACCTTACAGCATAACGATTAGCAATCAAGACAGTGGCTAAATAAAAGACACCACAGACTTTTAACTAAGCCCTTCGAGACGAAACTCTCAGGGGTTTTTTTTATGGGAGGAACAGAAAATGGGATCACTTAGCGATTTTTTAGAAAATGAATTGTTAGATCATGTGCTGCAAGTCGGGTCGTACTCACCACCCACGATTTATGTGGCATTGTCAACAGCCGACCCCACCGATGATGCGTCTGGAATTGCCGAACCGTCTGGCAATGGATACGCCAGGAAAGCTCATTCTGCATGGGATGCGGCAGCAAGCAGACTTACCGAGAATACAGGAGTAGTAACGTTTGATGCAGCCAGTGGAGCGTGGGGGACAATTACCCATTATGCCATTTACGATGCTTCAACTGCTGGCAACATGCTTGCTCATGGATCGCTTTCGGTTGAAAAAGATATTGTTAATGGCAACACAGCAAGCATAGCCGACGGGGAAATTGAGATCTCCTTTAGTGCTGGAGCAATCTTTACCACCCTTGCTAATGCTTTGCTGGATCATGTATTTGGGAATGGTGCTTATAGTGTGCCGGACGTTCACGTTGCCCTTTCAACAACCATCCCAACAGACGGCGGGCCGAATATAACCGAACCATCTGGTAGTAATTATGCGAGAGTTGATGTTTCGGCGTGGGATGCTGCGGCTGCTGGTGCAACTGAAAATACAGGAGCGGTCAATTTCCCCACTCCATCAGGATCTTGGGGAGCTTGTGTCTATGTTGTCATTTGTGATGCTCTTACCGGAACAGACTATCTTTTTTATGGGGATATAACCGACCAGACACCGGATAACGGCGACACTGTAAGGTTTAATGCCGGGGAACTAGACATTACTCTTACTTAGGGGAATGCAAGATGGACACATACAAAGCAGGAACAACCGTTAAAATAACAGCTACAATTAAAGATGCAGACGGAGAGCTTCTTGACCCTGATTCATTTGTCGTAACAGTCCAGGAAAATGATTCAGACACGCCAGTTGTTGATGAAGCAGCTATGATAAAGGATTCGACAGGTGTGTATTATTATAACTATCAGAGCTTAACGACTACTCCGGCTGGAAGATATAATGAAATAGTGAAAATAGTTAAGGATGGCTATACGTCAATTAAAGAAGCAATCGGTGCGTTCAGCCTAAAAAGCTAATGGGAGGACTTGCAATGGGAAATAAATCTATTATCGGCATGGTCAATGCCTGTATTGAGGCAAACGCAGAGCGAAGAAAATTTGAAGGCGATGATTATCAGGTAGTGCCCGCAATCGCCTTAAAAGAAGGGGTTCACAGCGGATCGGCGGGTGCTGCATATTATCCAGGGGCAGAGATAAGCAAATTTGCAGAAGCATGGAACGGTGTCCCATTGCCCGTTCTACATCCTATAGATGCTAATGGTAATTATGTATCCTGCAATACCCCGGAGACGATTGAAAAACAATCAGTAGGGCGTTTTTTTAATGTTCACTGTGAAGACGGTAAACTTAAAGGTGAACTCTGGATTAACATTGAAAAAGCGAAAAAGATATCCCCTGCTGTTCTTGATATTTTGAGCAGCGGTCAAATGCTTGAAGTATCGACATCGTTCTTCTCCGACCAGGACATGACAAGCGGTGATTGGAATGGTGAGAATTATGAAATGGTAATAAGGAACATCCGGCCCGATCACTTAGCTCTTTTGCCCGGAGGACAGGGTGCTTGCTCGGTGAAAGACGGATGTGGAGCTCCAAGAGTAAATGCGGAAGGAGGTGAACCAATGGAAGGGAAAGACAAGTCAGTCGGGAAAGTAAGAGCCCTGCTGACACAGTTTGTGAAAGGTCTTGGATTAACGGTTCAAGAAGTAAGTCACGAAGAAACTAGAGATCAAATCCAGAAAGTGCTTGATGGATATGATACAAAAGAAACGGTTGATATGCCGATCTCTCATTTTGTGAGGGAAGTGTATGCCGACCATTTCATTTATGAACAATATGACCAAGAGGGCGGAAAGCTGTTTAAGCTCTCTTACACTACCAGCGGTGACGGCACCGTTAAACTAGGGAAGAAACCTGCCGAGGTCAGGCAAGAAACGGAATATGTAGCAGTTAAATCTAACACTTCTAAGGGAGGTGAAAGTAACATGGAGAAAATAAAAGAAATGGCAACAGCGTTAATTGCCAACGAGCAAAGCTCTCTTGTTGAAGTAGACAGGGAGTTTTTAGAAGGGTTGACCGAGGAACAACTCACTAAACTGGAGCCGAAGGTAAACGAAGTCAAACATCCCGACGAAAAGGATGTCGCGGCTTTGATTGCTTTGGAAACCTCACCGTTTGAGGATAAGGATAAAGGTCTGCTTTCTGGTTTGAACATCTGCCAGTTCACCGAATTGGTAGAAAAGTATCCGCCGGAAAAGAAGAAGGAGGAACCGAAGGTGAACGAGGAAGAAAAACCCGTCACCGTTGACTCATACATTGAGAAAGCACCTGCAGAGATTCAGGATGTGCTTGCCAATGGAGTGAAGATGCAGAACGAGCAGAAAGATGTGATCATCAAAGGCTTGCTTGCTAACAAGAGAAACACCTTCACCGAGGACCAGCTCAAAGCCAAGAAGATTGATGAGCTTCAAGCACTGGCAAAACTCGCCCAAGTGGATGTGGATTACAGCGGGAACGGCGGAAGTGCAAACACGGTACTTGACAACGGAGAGCCTTTGGTAGCTCCCACCATGAACGAGTATCAGGAAGGCTTGAAGTAGTTTTCAATAAGTAACAAACCTATCAACAAAACCTGCGGTCTTAAATGACTGTCAGGTTTTTTTATTTCCAATCATTTAAGGAGGTGAATGAACAATGGGTGCAGAAAACACAATTGTAATTAAAGGAACAGGTTTAAGAAGGGAAAGAGTCGCAAACGCTGCAATCACTCCGGGGCATTTGGTGGAAGTTATGACATCGGGCAACCTTCGAGTCCATGCAACGGCAGGCGGGATTGCACAAGCCGCTTTCGCTATTGAGGATGAGTTGCAGGGAAACCCCATCTCAACTGATTATGCTACCGATGCGGTAGTGCAGTATAACATTTTTGAGAAAGGGGATGTAGTAAATGCCCTTATCGCCAACGGTGAGAACATTGCTATCGGGAACTATCTGGTGTCTGCTGGTGATGGGACGTTGGAGCTAATGAGAGTCGATAGTAGTGCAGAAATTACCGAGCAATACCCGGTAGCAATTGCACTTGAGGATTGTGACATGAGCGATTCATCGGCCGTCGATGATCCAAGATGCCACGCGGAAATACTGTAACGTAAACCAAAACTAAAAAACTTATTAACCAACCTGGGATCGTAATGATTGCCAGGTTTTTTATTTTAGGAGGTGAATCAAATCATGAATATAGCACAAGTTGATGGAATACACAGAGGACAGGCGTTTGGATCTGTTGCTGAAAGGCTGCTTGCTAACGGCATGGATACTAACGCTTTAAGACCTTGGGTTGAAGATGACCCGACCCGCTCTGATTTCGGTAAGTCATTTATTACTGCAAACGGGAAACGGGTTCCGATTGCCAACGACACGCTGCTGCGGAAGGACGAATGGAAGCAGTATGACACCGTGGCAATCAAAACAGCACAAAGCAGGCTTATCGGTATTAATGACCTGATTCAAAGGGGTTTAACCTACAACATCTCGAATGGTTTGGGAAAAACCGTTTTAGAATACGAGGACATTTCTGACATCACGGCAGCCGAAACTTCAATGGACGCTGTGGCCGACACCAAGAAAGACCGCCCGAAATACGGAATCAACTACTTGCCCTTACCGATCACGCACAAAGATTTTCAGATCAATTTAAGGGTACTTTCAGCATCCCGTACAACCGGAATGCCACTTGATACCACGCTTGTCGAGTTTGCATCGAGGAAGGTAGCGGAACGGCTTGAAGCGATGCTGTTCACCGATATCACTTATACCTTTGGCGGAGGGACAATCTACAGTTACATCAATGCACCTGACCGTAACACAGGAAATTTAACCGCTTGCTGGGATGATGAAAGCGATGCCGGTGGTGAACATATCCTGGAAGATGTCAGAGCCATGAAACAGGCTTCGATTGATGCCATGCATTACGGGCCTTGGGTGCTTTATGTCGCAACCAATTTTGAGACGGCTCTTGACGCTGATTTCAAAGCCGCATCGGATAAAACCGTCCGGCAGAGAATCTTAGAAATCGGCGGGATTACCGATGTCAAAGTAGCGGATACCCTAACGGCTGATAATGTGGTTCTGGTTCAGATGACCGCAGATGTTGTCAGGTTAGTTGTGGGGATGCCTATTTCTACCGTTCAATGGGACGAAAAGGGTGGTCTTATCAGCAACTATAAGGTGATGACTATTCAGGTTCCACAGATCAGGCAAGATCAGGCTGGGAATAGTGGGATCACCCATTATTGTTGTTAAACCTTAACAGACAAACCTAAAGGGGAGTGAGTTTTTACTTGCTCCCCTATTTTATGGAGGATTTATGGCTAAGTACATTATCACCGGAGGCCCTCATTACAAACGAGGCTTTGACGGTAAATGGAAACGATATGTCAAAGACGACACTATTGACCTGTCTGATTTACATGCACAGAGCATCATGGACAAACTGAAACGGGTAAGTCCAAAAGAACCGATCGAGCAAGACATACCGGAGAAGAAAGAGAAACAATATGTATCTGACACCCAGGAATCGCCAGACAAACCGGAAGAAAATCGGGGGTTGAAAGCAGTTCATAAAGGTGCTGGTAGATACGATGTTGTAAACGAAAAATCCGGCAAGAAACTAAACGAAAAATCCCTTTCGAAAGACGAAGCGAATGCCCTGCTGGACAATTCCTAAGATTTGGGACGGTGACACCGCCTACATCCTTGGTGGTGGCCCTAGCCTTAACGATTGCAACCTTAACTTGATAAAAGATAAGCATGTGATCGGCGTGAACAATGCTTATCTCATGGGGCAATGGGTTGACATCTGTTGGTTTGGTGATTGCCGTTGGTGGGATTGGCACAAGGACGAGTTAAGGAAATTCGGCGGGTTAGTTGCAACGTGCTGCGTCCGGTTACTGGATAAAGGCTTGCCGTTGAAAATATGTCAACGGGGCAAACCGCAAGGCATTGAGAAGAGACAAAACAGGATCGCATGGAACAGTAATTCGGGTGGGAGTGCTGTAAACTTTGCTTACCACTTAGGAGCAAAGCGGGTTGTGCTTTTAGGATATGACATGAGGCGGGTTAATGACCAGGCTAACTGGCACAACAACCATCCGGCTCCACAAAAGAATCCTTACTGACGCTTTATCAAGCGGTTCAGTCGAATCGCCAGAGATGCCCTTATCTTAAACTTGGAGATAATAAATGCAACGCCTGGTAGTGCATTGACCTTTTTCCCTATTCAAAAGTTGGAGGATTTAGTTTGAACACAGAACCGGAAGAATGGGTAATTTTAGACAAGCTAACCGACATTATCTTAACACATTGTAAGGGCTGTATTGTAGAGATCGGGATGGGAACATCAACTCCGATGTTTGTCAAACACGCCAAGCATTTCGGGGTTGTTCTTTACAGTTGCGACATAGATGAAGAGAAACTGCGGATAGCCCTGAGAAGTGCAAGAAAAATACGGCACAATGTTTTTCATGGGACATCAATAGACTTCATGGAACAGCTTGACGTTAATCCCGCCGTTGTTTTCATTGACGGCTTACATGAAAGCCATACTGTTTTCAAAGAAGTCGATTTCTTTTTACCAAGGCTTTTACCGGGCGGGGTTATCTTTTTACATGATACGTTACCGCCCTGTACTTTATATAAAGACCCTGATTATTGCGGGGATGTGTATAAGGTTCGCAGACATTTTGAAGGGAGTAAGGACATTCAATGTTTTACTTTCCCTTATACCGCAAAAAATTGCGGGCTCACCATGTTAATGAAAAATAATGGATATTAAAAACTCATACACGGCAGCGGATAGCTTGCCAGCTAAATTAGTCAGGGATTACCGGCTAGTTGAAATAATCGCTAACCGAAAAGTGATCCCCCCCGTTCATGTTCAGTTTATTCCTACCAACAAGTGTAATATGAATTGTGAGTTTTGCAGTTGTGCGGAAGATGACCGCAAGACAGAAATGAGCATTGACGATGCGGGGGCTATTATCGCACAGTTGCGGGAACTTGGAACAAAAGCGGTTACTGTCACAGGTGGCGGGGAACCTTTATTATACCCCTACATACAAAGACTTTTATGGTCATTTGCCCTTGCGGGGATCCAGATAGGGCTAGTCACCAACGGACTGTTATTAAAACAACAGTCTGAGGCTTTGAAATGCGTTGTGTGGTGCAGGATATCGAATGATGACAAACGATCTTTGACAGGTAAATACAGGGATGATTTAAGCGAAGTTGTCAATCAGCGACCTAACGTAGATTGGGCTTTTTCTCATGTGATATCAGCAAATCCTAATATTGACGAGATTCAGAGGGTAATTGAGTTCGCCAATAAGCACGAATTTACCCATGTAAGATTAGTTGCCGACATATTGCACCCTGATGCTGTCGATATGGGGTCTGTAAGGCACGATATACTCCAAAGAGGGGTAGATGATAGGCTGGTTATTTATCAGCCGAGAAACGAGCCTAAAAAGGGTGGTGATTGCTACATCTGTTACTTGAAGCCAATCATCGGGGCTGACTGTAAGGTTTATACCTGTTGCGGGGTCCAATATGCTTTAGATCCTCCATCAAAGAAAATGCCAAAGGAGCTATGCCTGGGGAGTGCTTTTAAGTTTCACAATATCATCGAAAGAAGCCATATCCCGTTTAAAGGGCAAATCTGCAAGAAGTGTTATTACACGAATTATAATATCGCATTAAAAGCAATGTTGACGGATGTTGACCATGAATGTTTCCTCTAAACGCAAAGCCGAACTGGTTTTCTGGGAGAAAGAAAAAGAGCAGTATGCCGAATGGTTTGCTGGCCAAAGGTGGCTCCACGGAGTTCCCCCGCTTAATGGCAAATGCAACGATTATCAATCCCCGGAGCATGCTTGGATAAAACTATATCAGGAGCCTCATTATTTGAAGTCGCTTGGCATACCGAAAAATGCATTTGAGGGAAAGACCGTTTTGGAAATCGGATGTGGTCCCGTATCAGGGGCAAGCGTTTTTATAGGTGCAACTATTTTCAAGCTCGACCCTTTGATATGCGAATATCAAAAGTTGGGGTTCGATGTATATGGAGCATCCGAATGTATCCACGAAACATCATATTCTAAACTTTGCTTTGATGCGGTGATAGCGGTTAATAGCATAGACCATGTTGACCGTTTTCGAGACAGTGCGTTTGAGATAATACGAGTTTTGAAAGATGGTGGGCTGTTTGCTATGAATGTCCACTATCACAAGCCGACTGTATGCGAGCCGGTTGAGCTAAACGACAAGATATTTTTTAATGCCTTCCGGTGGATTAAGGGACTGGAGAAGAAAAAACAAATCGGGGACAAAGCTATATGGAGGAACTTTTGAAAACACTTGAGATCACCACAAAGATTGGCTGTTTTAACTGTAAGTATTGCCCGCAGGATAAGTTGTTAAAAGCATACAAGAGCGGCATTAAAGATTTATCTTTTTATCTATTCCAGGTTGCCCTTGCAACCGTTCCAAAAGATATCAGGATTGATTTCTCCGGTATGGGTGAGCCGTTTCTAAATCCCGAAACGATTGATATGATTTTAAATACTCATCTCAGGGGATATAAGATCGCGGTGTTTACAACTTGTGTCGGGCTGACCAAAAAGCACGTTCAAAAAATCCAGCATATTCCATTTGAGACATTTGAGATCCACACAAGAGACCAGGCTAAGTTATCACCGATTCCACAATCACCGGACTTGCAAAATGTGATTAAAGTTGCAAAACGACGGCTTTCAAATGTTGTTATTAGTAATCATTTAAAAATAAAGTTAATCAGCAGGGCGGGAAATGTTGGTGGTATTAAAGCACCTGACCACAAAGGCAAGATAAAATGCTCAAGAGGACTTGAACGGTTTGTCTTGTTACCGAATGGGGATTTAATATTGTGTTGCATGGATTACAGTATGAGGCATGTTATGGGGAACCTATTAAACCAAAGCTATATAAGCGTAGTTGGTGGCAAAGAATTTCAATCGGTTAAAGACGCTATGTTATCAGGTGATGATGTATTGTGTCGAAAATGCGAAATGGCTAGAGCAATCTGACCTTTTGTCGTTTCAATCTGTTTCGGCTTTAACTGTGCTGACAGTCATGTGTTTCATGATTACGTCGTAATAATTTTTTTTCTTACTTATCTTCAATGCACAAAAGATAGATTTATACTTTAAAGTAAGAGGCGTTTTCCTGCTGACACTTTTAATGGTCTGTTGGTGGGCAAGCTCTAGGGTAGGAAACTGCAAACGATAATGGTTTTGCAAAAGAAGCGTTTCCTGGGGGGTACATTGCAAACAACATTCTGTAATATATGAGTGATTGTATCCATCCAAATCATCAAAAAACTGCCTTTTGGTTTGTTTGGGGTCAGATATATCAATATGCTCCCGATTATAAGCTACGCCATCTATTTTTATAATAGTACCCACGCAGATATCTTCGATAAACAATTTCGGGGGTTGTTTAGACATCTCAATCCTCCTTGTTGGGGTTAAAATCTTTGACATACTCTTCCATGCAGGAAATAAAAAACTCCTTCATGGATATGCCGTTTAGCTTTAGTTTTGATGCACAGCGTTTCATAAGGTCTTCAGGGATGTCTCTGATTAGAAATGTTTTCATTGTTCTCCTTCCCCTTGCGGGTGTTAAATTAATTATTTACAGAGCCGTTGCTAAACAAAACAATAGCATTTCAGTAATTTTACTTTTATTTGCATTATAATCTGAAGAAACCGTAGTGGGGTAGTTTCCGGTATCAATGCCATATTCAACTTTGAAGTTCATATATGTTTTGCCATCGATAGCAGTGATTATTTTTTCAACCTGTTCTTTACTCCCGATGTTTCCTAGATCGATTATTTTGCTCATAATGTTCTCCTTTTTAAATGGTTTGTGTTGAGTTGCCCTTATAATAGCATGATAATAATGGTTGTCAAGATAATAATGATAAGCAACGGTGCAAGTGTATGAAACATAAAGGAATAATAATTATCTGAAACTTGACACGAAAAACAGCAATGGTCATAGTTTTGTTAAGTAGCTGAATTATAAAAGAAAAACAGAGACAAAAGAGATAAGTGGTTGAAATTAAAGGGATTTACCATGCCAGAACAGAGAATAGTAATCATAAGTGCGGGCTGGAACTGCGGCGGTTATGTTGACGAATGGTATCAAAGCATCGCATCCCAGAAATATAATAATTTTGTATGCCTGGCGATTGATGACAACAGCGATGATGATACTTTTTTAAGGCTGCTCAAATGTGCAAAAGAGGACAAGCGGTTTATTGTTATAAAAAACACAGAAAGGAAATGGGGATTATATAACAAGTCGGTTGGCCTCATAGAGAATGGGCTTGTTGATGACAATGACATTATTGTAAGTGTTGATATAGACGACTATTTGGTTGGCGATATGGCGTTGTGGACGGTCAACAAAATATTCAGCAATGATAACGTATGGTTTTCTTACGGGAACATGAAGCCACATATGAATGTATGCAAGCCGATAGACTGGCCGGTATCTATTAGAAAGCAAACGTGGAAAACGTCTTGCTTAAGAGCTTGCCGCTGGTTCCTGTTGAAGAATATTTTAAAAAAAGATTTACAAGATGCAAGCGGTAACTGGCATAAGTTTCCAGAAGACAGAATCGTGTGTTACCCGATGGTTGAAATGGCTGGGCGGGATCATGTGTGGTGCAACCAGGTAATCTTATATCATCACCGGGACGATAACCCCCGCTGCGATTTCAAGGTTAACCAAAAGCAGATTGACGACACCTTGAACGATCTATTACAGCAACCGCCTTATAAAGAAAAGACTTACGAAGAACTCATGGAGCATAGAAACGATTGGCTGTAAAACTACCGAAGCAGATATGGTTCTTTTGGGGCAACGAGAAGATGAGTTTCCTCCGATACATGACGCTCAAATCATTTGCTCATTATAACCCTGATTGGCAAATCAATTTAATTGTGCCAGAGGACCCGATTAGCCAAAAAGAATCAAAGAAGATTTGGGACGAGGAACAGGATTATACTTATTACGATGGTGCGGATTACACCGAGCAAGCACATGAAATAGTCAAGGTCATCAAGCTCAAAGACTTTGCTCCTGATTATGTAAAGCATCCCCCTAATATTATCGGGGATTTACTCAAATGGCTTGTGCTTGGATTTGGCGGTGGTGTGTTTTCTGACATGGACATTTTGTTTGTCAAGCCGTTCCCTTACATAAAATATAATGACATCCAAACTGGAATATACAAATATTTATCGGGTGCTTATCCGGCTGGTTTTCTGATTGGGAATCGAAGTCCGTTATTCCAAACCGCTTACTTTCTTTCGGTAAAACGATTAAAAAAACAATTAAACAATTACCAGGACATGGGGCCGCTATTATTGAGGGATGCATATTGGTCTGTTAGTAATCAATCCAACATTACATTTATACCCAATGAGACGGTTTACCCATTTATAAATGGACGAGGAAACGGGGAAAAATGGCAAGACCATTTAGCGATTCCCTTCTTGCCAAAAAGCGAGGACATTAAATTGCCCGATGAATGTTTCGGCATCCATTGGTACGGTGGGTGTCAGGCAGCCAAGCAGTATAATGCAATAGCCGATCACAACACATATAAAAATATGGAGTGTCTAATAACCAGAGAGATCAAGCGGGTTATAACATGAACGATGACAACCTATGTATAGACAACTGGAGAACACTTCACGACAACGGATATTTCGAGAACCATCCTCATTACCGGAACTGGAAACTGGATGCATCCGCTGTTGCTTTTCAAATCATGAAGTATGCCGGATTATATAGCACAGATGATGTGCTGGAAATCGGGTGTGGCTATGGGCGGATTATGTATGCTGTTTCGGATCATGTCAACACAGTCAAGGGAATCGATCTTCACGAAGCTCCACTTAAAAAAGCAATAGAGATATTAAGGGTCAAACCAAATACAGAAGTTATCATGTGTACCGGGCAGACTATCCCGTTACCTGATAATTCGGTTGATTTAGTCTATTCGTTTTCAGCAATGCAGCACATGCCAAGAAGCATTGTCGAGAAATATCTTGTTGAAATTATTCGAGTGTTAAAACCGGGAGGCAGGTTTTGTTTGCAGTTTCTATCTGCTCCGATGGGGCTGGAAGATATTAATCCACAAAAAGCACAAGAGCAATCAGTAGGGTGGGAACGGAACGACTTGATAAACCTGGCAAGCCGACATTTCAAAGAATTTACAGTTTATGCTTATCCACTTATCTTGAAAGGAGAGGTATGAAATATAGTATTTTGATGCCGTACTTAAGGCGGGCAGGGCAGTTGCACAATACCTTGATATCTTTTGAACAGCATTACTTTTTACGGAAGCAAGATTTTGAGGTAATTATAATTGAAGATGAGAAAAACTCTTTAGACCAAAGACAACACAATGCATTAGTGGCTGTCTTGGATCACTTTTTTCCCCGGATGAACATAAAACATTTGCACACAAACAACAAGGATCAGTTTAACCCTGCTCCGCTTTTTAACTTAGCAGGCAAAAAAGCAAGCGGTGAATTTCTAATTGTTACAAATCCAGAGTGCTTTCATTCTAGCGATATCTTAGACGGGCTGGATTGGGAGTTTAAGCAAAACCCAGATGTCTATGTAGTGTGTGCCTGTAAAAGCTGGAAAGAATGCGATCTTTACATTCCTTGTTTTGATGCTATGTGTGGCAGACACCACGCATGGTATCAGCACTCTATAAATCGGAATGCTCAATATCATTTCTGCTCTGCTATTTCAAAAAAGAATTGGGATAAGCTCGGCGGCTTTGATGAACGATTCGGGGATGGAATCGGCTATGATGACGATGATTTCAGGGATAGAGTAAAACATGCGGGCATCCCATTTGTTACAAGAGATGACCTTCTAACAATACATATTCAACACGAAAAAAGCGATAGACCCAAAGGATTTAGAACGCTATTAAAGAAAAACGAGAAGCTGTATAAAACAAACTGTGTGGAGAGAGGATGCTAAAAGTTGTTTGTGTTTTAAAATCAGGCGGTGATTATGATGAGACTTACGTTCTGGCTTTGTATTACGCTGTTTTACGGAATCTTACTATACCTTTTGAGTTCGTATGTTTATCGGATGTACCGGTTATTTGCGGATGTGTACCTCTGACAAATAATTGGGAAGGCTGGTGGTCAAAGATAGAGATGTTTAAATTAACAGGCCCCGTCCTGTATCTCGATCTTGACACCGTTGTCGTAGGGAGCCTTAACCCATTGGCAGAGTCTATTTTAAATCTGCCTGTAGACCAGTTTCTAATGTTGCGGGCACTCCACAAAAGGCGGCAATGGGCTTCCGGTATAATGGGATGGAATGGTGACTTCTCATTTATTTACGATAGCTTTAATTACGATAGATGCCCCAAACACTTCCCCTGGGATCAGCAGTATATTATTAACAGGCTATTGGGGAAAAGCATTTCAATAAAGTATGTCCAGGATTATCAATCGGGTATGTATAGTTACAAGAAATACTGTAGGCAAACTGGCTGCCCTCCGGATGATGCAACCGTCGTTTATTTTCATGGGAAGCCACGGCCTCATCAATGCATAGAAACTTGGATAAAGGAGAACTGGGCATGAATCCGTTTACAATTATTATCAAGAACGACACAGGTATTGGACTTGGCACAAAAGTATATAATGAAAAAGGAGTGGAATTAGAAGGTGTCGCTGGCATCCATTTAGATGTTGTCTTTGACGATGCCAATTTTGCAGACCTACGGTTTACTCATGTTAAGCTAGACGTTAAAGCTACGACAAGAGACTACATCATTTCTTGTTCAATATGCGGAGGCGATGTTGATTTGAGCAAGCCGGTTAAACTATTTGAAGGTTCTATGGATAAAGATGGTTTGTTCCCTGTTATGTGCCACAAGTGTTTAGAGAAAGAAGGGGGGGCGAAAGAAAAGAAAGAAGCGAAGAACGGCTATGGGAAAACGGTGATTTGCAAGTGTTGCGGAAGACCCTTTGAGTCTATTGATGCCCGTGAAATAGTTATAGATAATTGGGTACTGAAACCTGTATGCAGAAGATGCTTTATACAAGAGAACAATAAATGACCAGCGAAAAACCTATCTTAACAGTCGCTTGCGTGCTGCGGTCTGGCAAAGAGTTTACTCCTCATTATGTAAATGTTATGGAGCATCATATTGAGAAGAACTTAACCGTACCGCACCGATTTGTTTGTCTTTCCGATGTTAAAGTCAGATCAGACCGGATTCCCCTGGAACATAACTGGCGGAGATGGTGGCCTAAAATCGAACTGTTTAAATTGCCAAGCCCTGTTCTCTATTTCGATCTTGACGTATTGGTTGTTAATAATATTGACAGCCTGGCGAACTATGTTTTGTCAATGGGCTCCGATGAGTTCCTTTGTTTTAAGCCTATCAAATTCAGGGATGTTAATCAGGTAGGATCAACAGTTTTGGCCTGGACGGGTGATTTTTCGTTTGTCTACAATGAGTTTGTCCCCACAGCAAATAAGTTGATGCTAAAGTACGGAGGGGATCAGAGATGGGTTTGGAAGTCGATTAGAAGGAGAGAAGGGCTGAAACTTACTTACATAAAAACGGTGCAAAGCGGTGTCTATTTCTATTCTATTGATTGCCGCGATTATGACCAGCAGCCGGACGATGCGACGATAATTATTTTCTGCGGTCATCCACGGCCACCCAGGATAGATAAACCGTGGGTGAGGCAACATTACCAGAACTTTTTCCCAGAGAGGCTAATGAAATGATTGTTTACCCTATTTTTAATGAACCCGTACTCGTTACTGGCTGTGCAAGAAGTGGAACATCTTTAGTCGCCGGAATCCTTAATCTATGCGGTGCATACATAGGAGGAACATCGGGGCCGACGAGATACAACAAAAAGGGGCAGTTTGAAAACGGGGAAATCCGGAAGAACATAGTCAAGCCATATATCAAAGGCATGGGGTATGATCCGATGTGTCAGAACCCATTACCGGACATCAATAAACTGGCTCTATTCGATATGCGGTCAAGGGTGTTGGATGCAATGGTCAATCAGGAGTACGAAGGTGGTCATTGGATGTATAAGTGCCCCGAAATGTGCCTGATATTGCCCGTGTGCAATGACGCCTTCCCTGGTGCTAAATGGATAATTGTCCGACGTGACACAGACGATATCATTGACTCTTGTTTAAATACGCAATTTATGCGGGCTTATAGAGATAGAAAAGGATGGAGAAAATGGGTAGATGTTCACGTCGAACGATTCCACGAAATGAAAAACGTGGGGCTGGATGTCCACGAAATATGGTCATGGAAAGTAGTTGCAGGAGATTATAGAGAAATAAGGGAAGCAGTTATAGATTGCGGATTAGAATGGAATGAATCCGCAGTCAGAGATTTTGTGTCACCTGAACTTTATCACAGCAAGCGAGAGGTAAATCATGGCTAACAGAGTTACACATGCAGATTTAATATTAGTCTTTGATACGGACATAGCAGATACGACCCCGTTTATCACAACGGCAAATCTTATCGTGACAGACAAATTAGACGGTGAAGGTTTATCGGCTGCTCAATTAAAAGAGATTGAACAATATCTAAGTGCTCACATGGCATCCCTTATGGATCAACGGATTGCACAGGAGAAAATCGGGGAGGTAGCCGTAACCTATCAGGGGAAAACAGGGCTTGGATTGGACGGTACAAAGTACGGGCAGACGGTTAAGATGCTGGACACAACGGGCATCCTTGCCAGCATGGGAAAAGGGAAAATAACCTTTGACGCATTGGTGTAGATATATAATGGAAATACGTTTTAAAATATGGGACAAGAAAAACAAAAAGATGTCTAAGCCAGTTACCCCATTAGACATAGCACTAAACAAAGAATTGGTTTTGGAATCCCGCTCTGTCTGTCCACAAATTGATCCGTGCTATGAACCGAGAGATGTTGTGTTTTTGCTATATGCAAATCTTGTGGATAAAAAGGGTGAGGATATTTACGCGGAGGATATCCTCAAAGATAAAGATGGTTTGGTAACAATCAAATGGTCTGATGGTGCATTCATAGAAAGAGATTGTGCAAGGCTAACCCAAGCGGATGCAAACAATTTTGAAAAAGTTGGGAACAGTTATGAGCAGACTATTAACTAAATCCTTAAAACAGACTTGCGTTTATTGGGGGTCGCCTTCTGCAGATGGCACAGGCGGTTATTCTTTTTCCGAACCTGTTGAGTTGTCTTGTAGGTGGGAAGACCGCCAGGAATTGTTTATCAATGCACAGGGCAAAGAAGAACGGTCGCAGGCGGTTGTATATCTAAGTCAAGATGTTGACCTGGGGGGCTATCTTTACCTGGGGGAAATAGACGACTTTGATTCCTCTGCTCCCGATCCGCAAGATGTGGATGGTGTGAAAGAAATTAAATCATTAAAGAAAATCCCTAACATGAAGGCGACTGCTTTTCTAAGAAAGGTGTGGTTGTAATGGCGAAACAAGTTGTAGGGCTTACATCGGTACTTAAAAACTTAAATTGTGAAATCGAAGGTATTAAAAACAGGTCAAAAAAAGGGCTTGTGAAAGCAGGGGCATTGGTAAGACGAGAGGGGGAAATAATTACTCCGGTTGACACAGGAAATCTTATCAATAGCTGGTACGGCCCCACCGTCACAGAAAAATGGTCTGGAGAGATATACGCCGAAATAGGACTGACTGCTGCCTATGCTCCTATTGTTCACGAGATGATAGATGCAGAACAAGCCTTATATGATATGTATTATGGGGAACAGGGCAGTGTATATCAAAAGGGTGGTGTTGTCTTCAAAAAACCTGAGGCACAACCCAAGTTTTTAGAAACACCGCTCAAAGAAAATGCAGGCAAGATACTTCAAATCATTAGGCGTAACGCAAAGGTAAAAAGATGAACTCACCAGCCATTGATATAGCGGGTATATTAGCAACTGCGGGGGTCGGTACTATTAGTACTGACCTTTTTGTTTCTGAACAACCGGATTCGCCGGATAAATGCGTGACCGTATTTGACACCGGAGGATTCCCGCCAGAATCAAATTATGTTTATGACAAGCCTACCATAAACATAAGGGTGCGTGGGAAAAGGGGTGGGTATGCAAATGCTTACGCTGTAGCACAGTCGGTTAAAGATGCGTTAAAAGATTTAACAAACGAGGATTTAGGAAGTTCAGGCGATACAGATAGGATTATATCTGTATGGTGCATGGGGGATGTCATCGCTTTAGGCAAAGACGAACAGGGACGGCCGATGTTATCCCTCAATTTCAGGATTCACAGAACCGGAGATTAACAAGAACCAAACAAACAGAATGAAAGGCGAGCTCCACTTTTTTAAGTGGGGCTTTTTTATTGCCTGAAATCTTAACAATCTAACCAGGGAGGATAAGACAATGGCTAGCAATGCATTTAGTGGTGTAGGAACTGCTTTTAATAGAGGCGATGGTTCAAGTGCGGAAGCCTTTGTGGCTATCGCAGAGATAAATTCTATCGGTGGCCCCAACTTGAGCCGTGACGTGATTGATGTGACAAGCCTTGATTCAACGGGCGGGTACAGGGAATTCATCGCGGGTTTCCGTGATGGCGGAGAGGTAACTCTCAACATGAATTTCACGCTTGACGGGTACGATGACCTGAAAGCCGACTTCGATAGCGACGACACGGTAAACTATCAAATCGTGCTGGCTGACACCGGAGCCACAACCTTTGATTTTGCTGCTCTTGTAACAGCACTAGGGGTGTCAGTACCGATGGATGACAAAGTTACTTGTGATGTCACGCTGAAAATAAGCGGTGCGGTAACACCATCAACCTAACGTAGCAATGTATTGAGCGAGCCTCTTAACCGGGGCTCGCTTTGTTTTTTTAATCTCATTTTATGAGGTGCTTTATGACTATTTTGACCAGAGATCAGATTTTAGAAGCACAGGATTTAACAACCGAGAAAGTAGAAATTAGCGAATGGGACGGGGAAGTTAACGTTAAATCCCTTACCGGAAAGGAAAGAGATCAATTTGAGGAATCCATCTTTCAGCAAAAAGGGAAGAAGATGGAAAGGAATTTCAAAAATCTGAGGGCTAAACTCGTTGCACTAACCGTTATTGACGACAACGGTGATCTGATCTTTGCTCAAAAAGACATCGAGGCACTGGGAGCGAAAAATGCTTCTGCTCTCGATAAAGTGTTTTCCGTTGCTCAGAGATTATCGGGGCTGACCAAAGAAGACATTGACGATATGACCTCAACTTTAGAAGACGGCCAGAGCGAAGATTCGCTTTCCGATTAGCTCTGGCTTTGGGGTATCCCCACCCGGACTTTCTTTTGTCTGTTCTGTCAAGCCGGCAACTCTCCGAGTGGATGGCGTATGATCGTTTAGAACCATTCGGGGAGGAACGGGCGGACTTAAGGGCTGGCGTAGTGGCAAGCGTAATCGCAAATGTCAACAGGGGAAAGAAGGGGAAGGCATACTCTCCCCAGGACTTTACGCTAAAATTCGGGGAACAGGAAGCAGAAGAACCTTACAAACAATCAACAGAAGAAATGAAAAAGATTATGATGGGAATGGCGGAAGCTACGAAACCTAAAAAGAAGAAAGATTTAAAATCCTTCAAGAAAAAAGAGGGCAAGTAAGTGGCTAATATAGGGACACTTTATGCGAAAATCGGGGCGGATACACGTGGACTGCGGACATCTCTCACTAAAGCAGAACGTCGCTTTAGACGCTTTAGTACCACCATGACAAAAGGACTGGCAGCCGTACAGAAGCATTGGATTGCTCTTGCTGCGACTGCTGCTGCGGTTACGCTGACGCTGAAAAAATCCTACAACGAGGCTAAACATTTTGAAACCGCCCTTGTTGACATGGGGAAAGTTACAGATAGAAGCCTTGGAGTGATGAAGAAAGAGGTAATGGAGTTGCCCGCCGTCCTGGGAAGTGCCACCGATTTAATGCGTGGCTATTACCAGGTCATTTCTGCGGGTGTGACGGAGCCAGTTGCAGCCATAAAACTTCTGGTTACCGCAGCTCAAACAGCAAATGCCGCACATATTACCCAGGCAGAAGTCATAAAGGGTTTAACTAAAGTAATGAGAGGTTATGGTGGAGAACTAAATGCGGTTAGTGATGCTGCCGATCTTTTGTTTTCTATGGAAAAAGCAGGGCAAACAGAAGTACGGGAATTAGTTCCCGTTATCGGTGGTTTGGCAAAAATGTCTCACGAGACAGGTGTAAGCATTAATGAGATGGGTGCTGCATTATCACTTATGACACAGACCGCAGGAGATACAGCAGAAGCATCAACGCAATACAGAATGATATTAATGGCTCTGTTAAAACCGATGGGGGCACTAAAAACAGCATTAAAAGACCTTCACTATACATCGGGCGTTGCGATGGTAAAGGAACTTGGGCTAGCCAATACGTTTAAAACGCTAACAGCCTATATGAGGGAAAACAATATTGCAATGGGTGATATGTTTGAATCTCAAAGGGGTTTGCTTGGCTTGCTTTCTCTCATGGAAAACAACTTTGGAGAATTTGAAAATAAAATTGAAGAATTATCAAAGAAAACTGGCATGGCAGACAAAGCCTTTAAGGATTGGTCTAAGACTATGGCTGCAACAGGGCAGATATTCTGGAATACAATTGGCAAATTACTGATAAGGTTTGGCACTTACATAGCCCCAGCGGTACAAAGTGCGATGCTTGCTATTGTAGATGCCATAGAATCAAATTTGGATGGCATCGTTCGTTTTTCAAAAGGTGCTTTATCTGCTTTCGGGGCGTTGTGGAAAGTGATGAGTGCCATGCCTGTTGGATTGATAAGTTACTTTGATAACGTGCAAAAGGAACTCGCTGAAACAGCGGAGGAAGCAGATAAGTTAAAAGAATCTTTTACCCCACCCGACATGACTACTTGGGATGTAGTTTTCACCGACATAAAAAATGCTGTTAGGGGATTGGTACTTATGGCTAAAGGGGTGGGTGCTATTTTTGGCTTAATGGTTGGTGATGTGATGGAAGTGTTTAAGTTATTGGCAAGGGAATTGTGGGCGGTAGCAGGAATGATTGAGGGAGTATTAACCCTTGATGTCAGCAAGGTTAAAAAAAGTTGGAATGAAGTTGGGGCTGTATGGGATGACTATGGCAAAAGAACATCTGCCAACTGGGAAGCATTTGCAAAAACCACAGAAAACAATTGGGATACAATGATTGAGGGGATGCGGTCAGAAGTTGATAGTATAGAATTGATTGAACCCATTATTAAAAAAGCAAAAGCAGCACAGAAGCCAGCAGAAGCAGCCGGAGCAGAAGTTGGAAAAGCGTTTGCCAAAGCGATGACCGACGAAATGATAAAAGCCGAGAGCATGGCAACTGATTGGTATTTAGCTGTCATGGATTTAGAAAAAGAACTTACTCGATCTTTGTTGTCTGAGAAAGATCAAAGAATTGCTGCGATTCAAGACGAATACGATGCAAAAATGCAGATTGTAGAGGCATCGTTTCAAAAAGCTGAATGGATTGACAAGCAGCTTTTAAAGTTAGAGGAGTGGAAAATACAAGAAATTAAAAACGTTAACGAGGATGCTGCAAAAGACACCTCGGACATATGGAAAGACTTATTCCTTTCTGCTTCCGAAGATAATTTCGATGGATTCTTAAATTCTATCGAGAACAAATTGAAAAACTTTGCTGCCAATGTAGCTGCCGGAATATTTGCAGATATGGCAAGCAATCTATTCAGCGGGAAAGATATTACCGGAGTTCTTGGGGAAGTAACAGGCGAAGCTAGTACTGCAGGAACAATCGGTAAAATGGCTGCATCAAAATCTACAGGTATGTTTAGTTCGGCTGTTGGTGCATTTAAGGGAGCAGTTTCTAAATTTGGTGCTTCTACCGTGACCTTGGGGGCAGTAGGGATTGCCTTGGCTGGAATAGGTGCGGGTTTAAATCGTACGGAGTATGGGGGCCCAGGAGGAGGTAGTGGCTGGCTGGGAGGATTAAAAGAAGGAAATGAAAACATGAAAGGTACTGGCCCGATAGGTCAATGGCTGGGAGCAGGAACAGGTGCGTTTCTTGGTTTGTTTGGTATACACCCATTTGGTGCAGGTGAAAGAAAACGAATGGACGAAAACATTAAACAGGTGGAGGAATATTGGGATGAATACGAAAAAATAATGAAAAAAGGCTATTCGTCGATCGCTGCTTTAGCCTCTGATTTTGATGCCATGATTTCCCATGACCATATTAGAGCATTACATGCACTGGGAGAGGTGGATGAGAATACGGCAGCCACCCTATATGTATTTGCAGATGCTTTGAGGGCTTTAAAAGATGAAGCTGAGGGAGCTTTTGCTGTAAGCGTCGATAGTATGAGACGGATGAATACAGCCGGTGGGTTGCTGCTCAAAACCCTGTCTGGCGAGCAAGTAGAGAGAGCCACTAATCTAATCAAGAAAATGAATGAGCAGTTCAAAGCTGATTTCATGGAGGATTTCGCAAAAGGGCTTTATTCTGCCAGTGATGCCATTCAGCAATTAATGAGAATGGGCATGGATCAACTTGATGCACAGACTGAATTATTCGGTGAAGATTATGCAGAAATGATGTTAATGCTCCGGGGTGGTATCCCTGTTATCGATGCTACTTCTGAAAAGTTTAACGAGCTATATGAGACCCTTGATGACCTCGATGCTCTAGTAGCCGATATCCCCGATAAATATGAGGATCTCAAAAAGTCCCTCACAGAAGTTGCTTATGCGATTCGATACCTCACAAATATGAGCCAGAGCCTTATCAATATGTTTGAGGACTTAGATAAGTTGCCCGATATTATTGACTCACTAAACAATGCCATTAAACAGGGGGATTGGGATCAAGCCGCACAAGATTTGCAGTCTTTATCTAACCAGGCTATCAATGCAGCTTCGGCGTTTACTCAATTAGCAGAAGCAGCCAATTATTTAGGGCTGGCTCAATTAGGAAACGTGGCTGGCTGGTTAGGGCAATTACTTACTGGATTAGCTGCGTTGATTGCTATTGGTAAATTTATCGGACAGGTGCTAAAAGCGATCGGGGAATTTTTAGGAATCATCCAAAAAGAATCCGATCTGGTTATAGACGAATTTGAGTTATGGCAAAAGCAGCTTGAAGATATGGAAGATTCAGGAGTGATTTCCTATGTAACGGATGGGCTTAGAGAGTGGCAGAGAATTATAGACGAGTTCAATCTCGGTACAGTCAGATCCGACATGAACGCTCTACTGACTGATTTTGTGAAGCAGAAAATGGCTCTCGACGAACTTCTTGAGCGTGAATTGATTACTCCAAAAGAGTACGGAGCTGCGTGGATGGACTTGATGGCTGCGATGAGAATTTCAATCAATGAATATTTCGACGACTTGCTTGAAGGCTTCCAGGATTTCAGAGATACCCTTAAACGTGATATGCAGGGGCTCACCAAAGAAGGCCGGACGGCTGCCGATGTAACGGCAGATATATTCAAAGTCTTTAAAGAAATGGGTGGGCTAAGAGGTTATGACATAAGCATGGATCCCGACGAATACCTGGCTAATGCCGAAGAAATGCGGTCATTAATCCTTGAACGGTATGAGATTGAGAAGAAGGGAATAGAAGAAAGCATTGCAAAGCTGACGGAATACCGGGATGCCTGGGAAGCAGCAGCGAAGTCAATCAAAGACATCCTGTTGAGCATTACCACAGGTGGCCTTAATCCGGCAGCGGGTGTCGACAGTATCGGCGGGATGTTAGATAATGTCAATAGGTTAAGGGCATTATACGAGGGGGAATCTGGTGTAGAAAAGGCGGGCTATGCTGCCGAGCTTGCCGCTGCCTTGCAGGATTATTTGACAATGGCGGAAGATACCTATTCAAGACCATCGACAGCTTACAAGCAAATTTACGATGCTGTTGTAACAGAATTGAAAGAACTACAAAACATCGCAGAAAACAAAGTAAGTTTTGCCGACGCTCTACTGATAAAGCTTGAAGAAAGGCTGGTTAAATTACAGGAAGACACAATAAAAGAGCTGCAATGGCTGGATAATAATATCGCAACTGCAATGGGTGTTATAAATGAAGCGAGAGACCTTGCTCTTGGTTCGATTTCTGGCGACATAGAAGCCATCAAAGAGGATATGTTCAATACAAGGTTAAATACAGCAACCACAGGACAGCAATTAGTAACAGCAAACGAATATTTGTACGATATTGTCACCAATGGGATAAAGATAAAAGGTGGTGGATTAGAAACAAACAATAACCCGACTGCCATACCTGTTCCAAATATCGGTCCCTACGGAGGGAGCAATGTTTCTTTTTCCGTTGGTGACATTATTATCCAAGCAGGAGAAGGAGCAAACGGAGAAGAAATTGCAAATTCAGTTATGAGCAAAATTGAAGATGAAGTCAACTATGGCAGGTTTGGCAAAGTGATTATCGAAAAGGTAAAGAGTGCCGCATAGCATGGAGAAAACAATCAAAGGATTATTGAAAGCACTTCTTGCGGTGCTTTTTTTATTTTGTGCATCACCTTGTGGAGCTGATAAGTTCTGCGACTTTATAGACAGGGTACAGGGAACCCATTGCCCCACCACAAGTATTACAAGCACAACTACTTCTATCTGTGTTTGCCCGACCACTACCACAACATCTCTACCTGTGCCCGAATTTTGCGGTGAAACCACCAGGGATGAGATTGATGATTTAATTACTGCTACCCATGAAACCTTTTGGGATTATCCCTACAGGTTAATATCTGTTGATAGCTTAAAAGAGTTTTTGCGGTTTACCGTAATAGAGGACATCCCTACCGGAGATTACAACTGGCATGACTGCGATGATTATGCCAAGCGGCTATTAGGAAAAGTAATGGAATGGGCTCCAGGTATAGCCTTTGGAATTGCCTGGGTTACAAATGAAGATCGAACGAGTTCACACGCTGTTAATGTGATGATCGACTGTAATTTAGACGTTTGGAGAATAGAGCCACAGTGGAACAGAATAGATTTATGGGATGAAACCTCTCATGTAATTTTATTGGGTGAACAATAAATGGCAAATGTTGTTACAAATGACCCGAACTGCAAAGCTCTATACAGGTTTGAATCAGGGGCATTAACTGTAGATTCAAAAGGGAGCAATACGCTTACCAATGTTGGTTCTGTTGCCGAAGATACTGATTCAGCCGATGTCGTGGAAGGTGATTGTGCAGCCTACTTTGATGATACTGTTAATCAGTATTTGTACAGAACCGATGCAAATTTAGATTCGGGCTTCCCTTGCAAAAGCGGAGAAAGCAATCGAAGTTTCTCGTTCTCGTCTTGGTTTAAGCCCGATGCTGTAGGGATTCCCGCATTACAAGTATTGTTTGGGAAACTTTACGGTGGTTCTTTACAAAATTCTTTTTATGCTAATATGAGCAACAGTTCCAAAAAGATTTCACTTGGTATGTATCGGGACGGAACCGACACGGTAGATTTTTTGACCCACGATTCCGTTTTGACCGATGATGGGAACACTTGGTATCACATAACCTTTACATTTGATTCAGTCACGAAAGCACGACGAATACGAATACAGGATGCGGTGGGGGCTACCGTAGGAACTGACAAAACCGATACCTGGGGGTATCAGATTAATATCGGCAATGCATGGTTTTACATTTCTTCGGCTACGGTTCAGAATGTTGGTGGCAACATAGATGAGTTCGTAGTTTTTAATGATGTTCTTACTGTTGACGAAACAGATGCTATCAGGGCTGGCACTTATGTTTATATTGAATTTATAACCGCTAATGCCATTGGCTTCCTTTGTGACCTTGTTGATCTCGATTCAACCGCAGCTTGCGATAACGAAGACAGTAGCTTCCTTCTGGAAAATGCCACCGAAGATTATGACCGACCATTCAAACGGCTCCACGCACAAGACACAACCGAGACCACAATAGATTTAGGGTATCAATCAGCTATTGATTCCCTATTCATTGGTAACTGCAATTTCGATAGTTTTAAAATAGAAGTTAGTAGCATTCAATATGATTTCACAACAGTTATGGATAAAGATACCGGTTGTTACAATGCACTCGTCCGCATAGAAGATTCGATAACCAGCTTAAAATTAATCATACCCTCGCAAACACCAAACAACGGCGAATCGTTTTTTGCTATCGGTGTGCTTGTCGCTGCCGTCCGGGCAGACTTTACTAAAAACCCACAATACCCATTAGATAAAAAGCTGGAAGAACCCACTTTTAAAATGCGGTTTGACGGCCAGAATACCGAAGTTCAGAACATCGGCAGACCCTACCACCTCATCAAATACAACTGGAATGCGATAAACGATGTTGATATCGAAGAGCTCCAGGATATTGTCAGGGAACTTGGACAGGCGGGGATCGGGGTATTGTATGAAAAACGGGATGATTACGAAGCAGCTTATCTATGCCAGCTTTTGGGCGGGTTCTCACATCCAAGAATATTAAATGAACACTATCAGTCATCGTTAGAGTTCAGAGAGGTCGTATGATTCTTTTATCAAGCATTACCGACTTTGATTCCGGCTGTACCGCTACGAGTGAGGAAACGGATTATGATTTAGACAATGTCCTTGACTATGAAAAGCCGTGGTTGAAGTGGCGATCAACAAATACAGATGCACAGACCCTTACTCTGAATTATACGGGTGCGATAGATTGCATTGCTATTTTTGGGGCGAACTTTGACGACATTACAATAGGGGCGGGGGCTGGTTTTGGTGCTGAACCTTTTGGGGCATTCCCCTTTGGTGGCGGGGGTGGCGGGGGATCAGACGAAACGCTTGGTTATCTAAGGGCTCTCGGTGAATATCGAGGGTTTTTTTCTTTTGCAAATATATCAGATTCCATTCAATTAATAATCCCCAGTCAAAGTGTTGATGAAGATTATTATACTATATCCGCTATAGTGATCGGGGTTAAAACTACACTTACAGACAAGCCATTAAGTCCCCTCGAAAAAGAACTAATCCTTCCGGTAAATGAAGTTATGCTGGAAAGCAAAGTTCCCAAAAAATCAGCATTGGGAAGTGGCTATCATATTCTCAAAGCAAACCGCAGGGGGCTTGACATATCGGGGCTTGATGAACTAAGGGCAATCAAAAGAGCAAAAGGCAAAGCGAGTATTTTTGTTGTATATGAGAACCTTGGGAAAACACAGGATGTCTTTTTGGTGAGACGGACAGAAAATTTCGCATACAAAGAGGCGGGGTATCACGACTATCAAGATAATTTAATTTTGGAAGAAATAGCCGGATGAACATTAGAAATTTAGTTGATATAAATTTAGGTGATGGTGACATCAAACATTATGCCACCGAAGACAGAGAGTTTCCTGTTTCAAGTCCCGTTTCTTATGAGGGACGGCTAATCAGTTCTGGAACAATCGGTGTTTCATTGTCAGATATTTATTTCGGATCCAGGGTATTTGCAAATGCTACTATAACCCTCGATGACACAGACGGAGGGATCAGGGCTATATGGAATGCTAATGAGATGCGGGGTAAAGCGGTAACGGTAAAAAGAGTTGATATTGATGCGGACTCGGTACTGGAATCACATTATTTTACTATTAATACAGTTAAGTTTGCAGGTGTAAACAATAAAGTCAACATCGGATTAATGCCAGAGAATTTAGAACTGTTCAAACAGTTAATACCCAAAGATAAAATTACAATTGACGATTACCCCAATGCCCTCGAAGCATCCCTGGGCTTACCGATCCCTATTGTTTTCGGTGCGGGTCATGAAAAGATACCATGCCCTAATATCAATTATGATGATAGTGCCAGCGAGTGGGATTACCTTATCGGATATGGGATCATAAGCGACGTATCAAGCGTTTACAGATATCTTGGTGATAGAGAATGGCTTGTCGCTGAAAGTGAATATGACTTTTATGATGGCAGTCAGTCCGCACCCTATCCGGGGTTTGCTTTTATAAGATTCGACTCGCAGCAAGAAGATGCAAACGGTACTCGGTATAATATTTATTGTGATTGTGATGGCATAGAAAATGAGGGCTCATCCAGTTCCGGCAGCATGGACGGTGCATTAAAACAGTTACAACGGTTATTGACCGACGCTGAATTTGGGCTTGAACTTACCTGCAACAATACATCTTTCAATACCGCCCAGGCTATATTGGACGGATGGGGATTGACAAGCAGGGCCTATATCGGGGAGCAGAAAAGTGCTAGTGAATGGATTGACCAGTTTTTAATGGTGGCTCGAATGGCACAGCTAAAGCAGGGATCATCCGGTTATGAGGTAGAGATTGAAGCTTACAATGGAACGCCCGTTGCAACCTTTGATGAACATAATTTAAAGATTATATCAGACACCAAAAGACCTTATGTGGAGTACATATCAGCAGTTCATTTTAATTATGACCGGTCTGAATTTTTTAGAAAGTTTAATAAATTACTAAAGAAATATGTGGCTGCTACAACGAATATATTTAGCAACGACCCTCATTGTGTTGCTTTATACAGATTTGAAGAAGATGCGATTGGAATAGATTCTAAGCAAGGGAACAACCTTACTAATAGTGGTGCAACGGTAGATACTGATTCCAGCGACGTAATGGAAGGCGAAGCATCAGCTTATTTCGCTGAATACGGCGATTATTTATATATATTACCTGCAAAACAAAGTTCTAATTTTCCATTCAAGGGGGGAACGACTAACACAAAGATGAGCCTTGCAGGATGGATTAAGCCTTACAATACAGGCGTGTTTGCAGGCTTGTCAGGCAAGGCTGGGATCTATAACAACTATATGTCATTCGGGATATACAAAGACACGGACGACAAATTAGTAGTAGAAGTGGGCGACGAAGACGGGGAGAGTGCCGATGCTGTTTTTGGAGTAGCTTTCAACTGTGATGGAAATCATTGGTATCATATTGGAGTTACTATTGATGGAGTGACGGGTGCGTACCTAGTAAGGATATGGGATGAAACAGCACAAGACTTTTTAGACACCGATGAAACGGGGACTTTTAGTGCATCTGCTTTTGTCTTACCTGTCAGAATGTCATACAGAACTTTTACGATTGGGACTAACTACGCAGGCAATGCTGCCAACTGGCTCACTAGCTGGGCTGATGAACTTGCTTTGTTCAACGACATTTTAACCACCGCCGAAATAAATGATATACGTCAGGCTCAATACGGTTGGGATGATGTAGCAGGTATCATAAAAGAATACAATAGTTATTTTTGCTCCGACAGCACAACCGCTGCAAGGATCGCTGAATTTATTAGGAATAAATTTAAATATCAAGACAGGCAAATCAAGGGACTGGCCGGGATTGATGCAGCAAGTCTATTGAATGGAAACGTGCTTAGTCTTACCAATAGTGCGTTGGGGTTATCATCGTCATTATATCAAATTCTCAACATATTAAAGAAGGCAAACGATTATGAAATTTTAGCGGGTGCGTATTCTCAAGATATATTTCTATAAAACCAGGAGATCATCATGAAAAAGACAGCTTTAATTACCATCCTTATCGGGATGGTTTTTGTTTGGGTGCTGTGTGCTTATGCACAGCTTGATACAGGAAGCTATACAACCAATAGTTATTTTTACCAACCTAGCTATGGTGATTATGGCAGTACCCATTATACAAAAAGAATGGCTGCTCTTGACGTGGCAGACAGGGGAATTAACGTCGGCAATTCGCTTTACTGGTCATTGGAATATCCGGTATCGGGTGATAATTTCGGGGCTAAACGAGTTCCAACGGCAGTAACCATTACAAAGGTTATTGCCGTTTTGCAAGAAGATGCAAGTGCAACGGTTGACATTAATTTCAAGCATGGAACCGACAGAAGCGGAGCCGGTGAAGTCGATTTATTTAGTGCCGACGAGGAAATCTCATCAAAGACAACGGGTGATGATTTTGATTCGTTTAACGATGCTACCCTGGCAGCCAATGAGTGGATATGGCTTGAAGTGACAGCAAATAGCGGAACGGTAGAAGCACTAGACGTAACCATTGAAGTGTCGGTTGATTAGGGAAATCAACATTTTTATTAACCATGTGTATTTAAAAGGCTCTGATTATTCAGGGTCTTTTTTTATGGGAGATGAAATGAAAACCAAGATAATATTATTTACAGTGTTTGTGTGGTTGTTTGCAACAACGGGGTATTGCACCACTTATTATATGCAGGAAAGTGGCACAAATGCCGACCCTGATTGTTCTGAAAGTTCTGCTTGTTGTGCAAGTGCAATGGATATGCCAGACTTTAACGCTGCTACATTTGCTGGTGATGACATTATCTATGTTTGCGACGATGATGGAGTTTACCGTAGCCAGATGATTCCCCCCGACAGTGGTACGAGCGGGCATCAAATAACTGTCAAAAATGCTCCTGGGGACAGCCCCATTATAAATGGTGCTGATGATGTTACTGGTGTTAGTGGTAATTGGGCTGAACAAGGGGACGGTATTTGGAGAAAGGATATTGGTTCCGTAGAACCATTTGCAGTTTTCTTTGATTCAACCCATGTCGGAGTTGAAGATGCTACACCCGACACAGAATATGAGTGGACGTATTCTGACCCTAATTTAGATGTTTACACATCGGCTGGGGACGATAACCCCGTAGACCATTATACTCTAATAGAAGCGACACAAAGAAATGTTGGGATTAGGTTAGATGATGATATAGATTTTATCACTTTTGATGGGCTTGAGATAGCGAACCACGGTGCAACTGATGTTGCTACGGGTGTCCCTGGTGCAATTACTGATGCTTATGCCGAGACAACATTTGCCACTGATATTACCATTCAGAATTGTACGTTTACAAACAACATGGCTTCTATAACCATAAGGGAAGATACCGCTGGCACGGGTAGCGATAGATGGTTAATCGACAACAATACTTTTACTGCTTGGGATGGTGCGGTAGGAATTTCTGTTGCTGGGCCGAGCAATATAACTATTTCTAACAATACATTATCCGATTTTAAAAAGGGCATGTTCCTTACGGGGGTTGGTAGTAACATTACCATAGATACTAATACGGTGACTAGATATGCTCATTTTGGAATTGATTTTGAGCCTACTGGTGGTGACCACTTTACTGTTACTGATAATATAGTAAGGGAGCCAACCGGAAATTATGACGCATATGAATTAGCATTTTTATGTAGCCCTACGGATGTAACGATTACTGGCAATAGTTTTTACCAAGATGGAAGTGCTTATGGTGATAGTGGGATTATAGTTGATATGTATGACGGTGGTCAAGCGACTATAACTGACAACTATGTTGAGGGTGCAAAATGTATGGGGATGTATATCCTTGGTGGTGATGGGCATACTATAAGCAATAATCATTTTAAAGATTGTGGTGATGGTTGTCATAGTGGTACAGCGGGGCAACATGGACTAAGCGTTGCAAGTGCTAGTTGGCAAGCCGCAGACCGCACAGCAGAAAATCATGTTGTATCCTATAACATATTTGATAATTGCTATAGTTCTATTTATTTAGTTGAAACCATAGTGGCTGCATCATCTGGTCATAAAGTTTATAATAACACGATTGCTAATGCAATAGGGCAATATGGATTTAGAGCCTTTGGGGAGATTACGGGGGTTGAGTTTAAAAATAATATTATTACTGGCACCTCAGATAAACTGATATGGATTGACCAATTTTTCATTGGTTCCATTACCTTGAACAATAACTGTTATGATGGTACTGGAACCTACAGGTGGGATCTTACATCTCATGCAACCCTGGCACTTTATCAGACAGCTTCTAGTAAAGATGCAAACTCCAAAGAAGCAGACCCCCTCTTTGTTGATGCTGCTGGTGGGAATTTTGGGTTAAAATTTGGAAGTCCCTGTATAAATGCAGGAACGAATTTAGGGCCTCCATACAACGATGCTCTGGATCCCCGCGATTTGACTTTCCCTTATGATACCTTCGATCAAGATTTCTATGCTCCATGGGAAATTGGGGCGAAAGCATACATAAGAAGATATGACATTGGATTTGTTAAAGATGTTTTGCAGAACCTTACATTTTATAAAACAGATGAAATCGTAAAAGAATAGGAGGTATAGTTATGAAAAAAGCAATTGCCATAATTGCCATTGTTTTGTTTTTGTTGGTTCCTGCAGCAGCCTTCTCAGGTGTAAGCGTAACACAAACGATTGACGGGGCCCCCGGTGAAAGTGGAACATGGACTGATGCGATAACCACAGTGTTTAATAATACCGGTGCTTATGTTCCTGGCTATATTAATGTCAGTGTTTACGGTGCGACTTGGAGTGCAACGGTTACGCTGCAAAGGAAATTCAAAGCTGATGCGACCTGGTATGATGTGGATTCATGGACTTCTAATGCACAGGCAGCACTTACCGATACCGAAAAGGGCGTGACTTATAGAATCGGTGTGAAATACGAGGAGTTTACCTCCGGCTCGGTTGCCGTGAGGTTAAGTAAATAAACCTTTTTATGTGGAGGATGCTATGAAAAAGATAGTTTTTTTATTATTTTTAATGCTGTTCTACGCCACTACTGCTATGGCAGGTGAAAAGACATTGCAATTCACCTGGGATCAAGATGTTCCGTCTGATATGGGCGGGTGGAAACTATATCAATCAATATCCCCGATGACAGACTGTAAAATTGATGGCACAGAGGTAATGAACATTGTTTATACCGGGCAAACAGAATATCAGGCCACTCATCAGCTTACATCACCCGATGGACAGACAGCAACCTATTACTGGCGGTTGACCGCTTATGATACATCTGCGAATGAGAGTGATTGTTCAAACGAAGTATCAAAGGCCATTGACTTTGAAACACCTGGAATACCGTTTAGTTTGGATGTGGTTATTATCGCTCAGTAGGTTTTGTAGGACATACCCCCCCTTAAATCGTTAGGGGGGGGGGCAAATCTGCCCCAGGGGAGGACTTTATCTGCCAGGGCATACAATGTATTGAGGAAAGGCTTAAATCGAGGGGTTAGGGTGTTAAATTAACTTAGATTCTATTCTTTCTAGTTCGGTTCTGGCTTTTGCCTCAATTAGAAGAAGTACCTCAGAATAAGTACATATTCCATAGGGTGATTCTTGATCTTCGTGCAAAAAAGTTTCGAGTGCTTCAATTATTTTATTTCTGCGTTTTCCCCGCAATTGTCTTTCCCCTTCACTCATCGTTTTACTTTCCTTTTTTGGGAACCCGAACATATTTCTCACCCCTAATTTGAAGGTTTATCAACCAGCCCCCGCCCCATTTCATCCTTTAATTTGTTACACCTTTTAATGGCGTTTTCTCTTATAATTTTTTCCCAGGTTGTCATCCCCAACTTAACAGCCATTTTATACTTTAGATACTCCCACTCATATTTTTCTAATTGAAATCTAAGTCTCATTTCCATCCTCTATACATCTAATAGCTACATTTGCGTCCTCATCTCCATCCTCCCCAACAGGATCCCGCACAACCCACTTTTCAACATCCCATTCAAAAAGGCGACCAACCGCTTTTAGTGCCATCTCGTTGGCATACTCTGTTTTGTTTTTGCCCTTTGGTACTTTTCCCATAGCATCAAAATAAGCATTAACATAAATGTGTTTTAACTCCTGTGGCATTGCCCTGATTTTGTGGGGTTTTGGTTCTTTGTGAGGAAACTTACTGTCTAAAGTAGCATCCTTTGATTTAAAATATTCTTCTTTCATCAACCAACCTCCGGTTTATTGTCAACGGGGTTAATGATTCAACGACAATTAATAAATCTTTCTCTTACCCACTTATGATTGCACTCAGTACACCAAAATCGAAAGAATGGTTCTTCTAAATCGGTAATATCTAATATCCTAGTGCTTCCACATTTAGGGCATTCATCCATTGTCAACCTCTGTTGGGTAGATCATAACTAACCCTTCAGTATTGTCAAAAAATATCCACAATTTATATCATATCCACAATTTAATGCTTTCAGTTCGCCGTTGCAAAAAGCGTTATGCAATTCTTGATATGTTTGCTTGAACTTATCCTCATCTTCTCTGCCAAAGTATGCGGTTAAATATCCACCCTCGGAAAAAACCCATCTCATTCTCTCGTGTTTTTTGTTTGTTTCCATAACTATACATCTCACCCCTAATTCACCCTATAGTTTATTAATTTTCTTAAAAGAATAGCCAAGCTCAAAATGCATTGCAGACTGATTGCTTATGGTTAGTTGATTCAAAATGTGAGCGATTCTCGCCCCCCGTTCAGGAGATGATGGAGTTTTCATTTCCCTATCAATTAATTTCTCGCATCGGAGAACTGCTTCGGTCAAAATCTTTAATGCTTTTTTGTATTCAGTTGCAGTTTTGCTCATACCAAATTCTTTTTTATTGTTCTCACCCCTAATTCGCCCCCCTGCAACGAAGTTATTGTATCCGCATATCTTTTTAATATTTATAAGGTATCTCATAGTGATCAATCCTTACAACCTTCTTGTCATTGATAGCAGAAGCAATAGCCAATAGAGCATAGGCTATCTTTGAAACATCAGACCTTGACACGTTATCTATTGCCTTTTTTGCGTCGTCTATTATCTCGCATGTCTTGTTTGTTTCCATACCCTTTCCTCCCCCGCACACAACCTGCACACAACTAGATATTATTTGGCACTTCTTTCTTTGGTAGTGAACCAATGGCATCTTTCCCATTTTTCATCGTTTTCGTCTTTTCCCCACAAGAAACAACGAGACAGCTTAGCGGTCAATTCTTTCCCCGCGTCAATCTCTCTGTGTTGCTGTTCACAGGAAATTACTTTTGCTTTTACAACGCCCCGAAGGCATGAAACAAATTCACAGAAATAAAAGAAAGTAAAATTGTTTATGAGTTTCCTTATATAAATTGTGTCCCCTTTTTCAAACTCCGCTATTAACTTGTTTGTTAAATTAACCTTCCTCATAAACACCTACCTTTTTATGTGCCTCATTTTGTAAACCTGTTTATACCGATTGGCTGTCTCGTAATTGTGCCAACCCCCCTTTTGTACCATCTTCCTCTTGCCACTTTTTAAAAGCTATCTGCTTATCAACTGTAGAAATATCAATGGAAGCAATTAGTTTATAAAATTCTTTTTCATTCTCAAACCCACATTCCTTAACGAGCTGCTCTAACATAATTATTCCCTCCTCGATGTATTCCCCGGAACCTAGATATACTTCTCACCCCTAATTCACCCCTAGTTTTGTAGTTCATAAAATCAACACAATGTTGTTTGTGGCTCACAAATCACTATATGTTGTGCTTGGGGTGGTGGAGGCGGCGGGAGTCGAACCCGCGTCTTTATGGTCTAAGTCTTTGATTTTTCGACACCTGTTTTGAGACTCACCCCTAACTCACCCCTAAATTACCTAAACATGCTGCGAACAACTAGGATTCCATCTTTGATATATCAACCCACTTGCCATTTATTAAACGATGGTCTCCAAACACTTCCAACAGGCGATCTAACTTATTATCTATACTCTCAAGCATTTCATGGTTAAGTTTTTGCTCAACAGGTTTCTTCTTAACAAAGGGTTCTTTTGCCTCAGTCATAAAAGGGTTTCTCTCATCTGTGGCATGGAGATCATCAATAGAATCCTTAATCCCATCAATAAAATCTTTAATCCCCTCCCCTTGGTCATCTTCTACTAATGGTATTATTCTTCCGTCAGCGTCCATCTCATACCTCCTTATTATTTGGTTTAACCTGAATTACTTTCCCACTCGGTTCAATGATCGACTGTGTTTCCTCGCTATGCGTATATTTAAGCGTGGTTCTGATGTCCTCATGTCTTAAGGCCTTCTTGACCGCATAGATATCTTTTGAATATGCATAACCCTCAGTAGCCGAACTGTGCCTTGTCGCACCGTACAGACAAAGTTCCTTGCTATATCCTACCTTATCTCTCGCCTCATTAAACCGTTTTCTTAGCCAGGACTCACTTAACGGTCTACCCCTGTGGGTGAACACAAATGCTTTCGGGTGTCCTCTGCGTGGCCACAACATATCTTTGACAGTCGAATGCAGATGTATTGTAGCCTGGTTCCCTGTCTTAGTGGTTTCCCTAAACTCATTACCGGAGAAAGAGTTTTTTATGACAAGCTGGTTGCTGTCAAATAGTACGGTTTCCCATATCAAACCCCTGACCTCCCCCGTTCTTAGCCATTGTAACCGCATGGTGATGATGGCTTCCCTTGTGAGCTCGTCGGGGATCTTACTGATAATATTCTCAAAGACTTCCCATGAGCAAACCTTGCGGTATTTATAGCTAACCCGTTCCCACTTTGGCATAGTAGGCAATTGCTTAATCAATTCAATCCGGTGGAGATGTTTGATAAAACTCTTTAGCATAGACATGATGTTATTCCGGGTCTTGGGAGATCGGTCTTTTAAGCTGTTATGAAAATCATTAAGGCGGGATGCTGTTAAATCCCTGACATCGATATTGTCAAATGTTGGAATAAAAAGCCTGGTTATTTTATTGTTATATTCTTTCCTGGTAGTGGGTGAAAGTCGATCTGAAATTTCACTATACCATTTTAAAATAGCCTGATTAAATGTTAAATCCTGCAGCTTGATAGGATTATAATTGTTGGGGTCAAAAGTCCTGTTGGCAATCTGCGTTAAGGCATTTGCCCTGACCCTGATAGCTTCACGTTCTGACTGTATTCTGAATCCACGTTCATTCCAGTTGATACAAAAAGAGTGTTTATGTGGACGAGAATAGACCTTGATCTCATATCCATCTTTAGTGTTTTTTCTGATCCCTCTCATGAGGGCAGTCATAGCACTTTGCATCGGTTCAGTCAACATTATTTATCCACCCATTGATAATTATTAGCGTAGGTTGATACTCTCAGTACACCATTCTCTTTTGGATCAAGCAGTATATATCTGTATGGATCTACACCATCAAAAACCATCGGGAACATTCCACCCATTCCACCCTCTCCCGAATATAGCAGTTTACCATTATGATAAATTTCTACCCTGACGATAGGTGCTATTGTTTCTATCCCTTCTTGGTATCCTGTATTATAACCCTCTATGTATCTTGTATTACAACCACCCGAAAAGTAAGCGATACCAATTGCCAATAAAATAATTATTGCAATTATTGTTTTGCCCATCACGTCCTCAGTTCCCTGTTGTCAAACGTAGCTGTAAGCCCAGCAATGGTTACGGTCATGGTTGGTGCTTTTGGTTTAGGCATCTTTCTTCTCCTTAAAATCTCATATTTTCAATGTGCTGGTGGTTTCTTCAACTCCTTAATCTCCTTCTCCAACTTCTTAACAATATCTTGGTAAATCAATTGTTCTGTCCTATATTTACCTATTCTTCTCTCCAACTTAGTAATCCTGGCATCCTGCTTCACAATGGGACAGTCATCAGGGCAATCATTCATTCTTTCTTCTACGACCAAGTTAAGTCCCGCTGGACAACCCTGTGTCATTAACCCTGTGGCTTGGAAAAATTCACAATACTCTGGTTTCATATCTCCCTCCCTAAAAACAGTTTCCTTGTTCGAATAGATAAAATGCTGTTCCACAAACACCTATTGCTATAGTAACACCTATAAGTATTTCTAACATACTCTGCAAGAAACTCTTCCAACTTCCTAGCAATAGTCTCAATGACACTAATGCACCACCAAATACACTTCCAAGAATCAAATACCCTACAATACATTGCCAGTTCATTTTTGTTCCTCCCCTATTATTCCATTTTCTGTTAATCCCCTATAACAGCCATCAAGTTCTTTTACCCAATCGGCATGAGGGTTCTTACACTCCCCCCTAGCAATATGAGCAAACTTATATATCATGGATAGCTTCTTCTCTGGTGGCGTTGTTATGTCCTCAAAGGTCAATCCTTCTATTGTTAAGAGTGCTTTATTTTTTATGTTCATCTCACTCCTTTCTAACACCGTCTTTCCTCCCTAAATATCCTTTAAGTTTAGTTTGATGCGTTGCTTCTGTCCTTCTTTCAGGTTAGCTACAATGTAGCAATGCCTGGGGCTGCTTATCCACTCCCCACCCTTATCTAACTTTGGTTCTTTGGTGTGTATCCACAAAGATTCATCATTCTTATCTCTTGCTATCCATATCGTTAGCATCTTTATCCTCCTTCTCACCCTTGTCTGTCATCGGCTTTCCTTTGTTCCTCTGGGCTATCAATAGTCATGGTATATCCGCAGCATTTAGGCCATCCATTTCCAAGACATTGTTCAGAATCAATTTTAATGGTACGCCCACAGGTTCTACACCATACCCTGTCACGACTAAGACTTGGATGACTATTTGCTATTTTGTTATACATCACTCCCCCATCGGTAGGTGTAGGTTATGCCTCATGGATTAACCAGTTTCCCCTCTTCTATTGTCCAAGTATCTGTCTTGGAGTCATAGGTAACACCCTTGCATCGGTATATGTCTTCTGCAATGCGGACTATAACATATTCATCCTTTTCAACAGAAGAAACGATTGCTAAATTTCTATACCCTTTTGCTACTGCCATTTCACCACCCCACTATCAATCTGTTATCAATTCTCCTGTATGGATATCCAACCCTTTAGGCCACTTACAATGACGATGCCAATGTGAGAATACCCTTTTACACTTAGTACACCATACCTCTTCATAATAATGCTGCAACCCGAATGGTAAAACCTCATCACAATAAGGACACCAATAATCTCTGTGTTCGTCTGCGTGTCTGTGGTTGATGTGTAGCATCACTCCCCCATCGGTAGGTGTAGGTGGTTATTTATCGCTTAAAAAAGGTGCGTCTTAACGTAGGGTCTATGGACAACTTTTCTTCAATGACATCTATAGAGTCTCTTTTAAAATCTATAATACATTTACCACACTGCATTTCACCATCATCACCGTATAACGATGAAATAGGACAACCATGATGAAGCCACAATAGATACCTCAATCTCATATTTCTTTTGTTTAGTTCTTCAATCCCTTTATCCATTTCACCACCCCACTATCAATGTTATCGGTTGTACCCGAAACTACTCTTTTGCATTTATATAGAAACTAATATTTTGCGAAAAGGTTCCAAGTTTTTCTATGAGTCTTTTTTCAAACTCCTTATTGTCAACTACTTCTGTTTTAAACGCCTTCGCAATAATCGCAGTTAGCTTCCCCTTCTTCTTTTCTGCTTCTTTTGTAATTGCTTCTTTAAGCATTGGTTTTAATGCTGCATCTACAGCCGACTCAAAAAAGGTTGGTTTCTCGCTGTCGTATGAATGTTGCTTGGGTGGTCGCAAAAACAATACCGCCTCTATAATGCCATTGAGAACATCCGGTTCTTTGAGCATTACTTTCGCAACTTCTGCTGTTAGAATATCTCTGACGCTTTTTTCACCTAGCTTAACCTCTGTTGTTACTACACTACTGCTATTAACTACATTATCCTCTTTTTTGTCCATTTTTCTCCTCCTTTGATTAGAATAATAAATAGAACAAGCACATCGGTTGTACCCATACCCCCAAGGCAACTACATCTCACTTGCCTTATTTACACCAGCCATGTTTAGTTCTCCTTGTTTAATTGGTTTATGCTGCCCTGCTAGAAACCGTTCTGTTGTTTACTACTTTCACCCCAGGTATGTCTATCCCCCCATCGTTTGCCTTGACAGCGGCATCAAGCAGTTTCTGGCTTGGGATAAGGTACGGTCTTGGAACTTTGCTCGCATCTATAACTACCGCTGTAAAATTGTCGATATATGATATGCCCTTCGGGGTTTCCTGTTTGGAGAGAACGGGAACCGGATCGGGGATTACCTCGTCTTTCCGTTCCCTGATTTCTTCTGCCTTCTCTGCCTTGCCTTTGGCTTCCCACTTCTCCGCCTGTTTCTCTAACCGTTCTCTTTCCCGCCTTGCCTTGTTGTCTGCTTCCCTTTGCAACCTGTCTTGTGCATCCTTTCTTATTTTCTCTTGCCTTATGTCAAATTCATTCATTAATGATTTAAGGAACTTCTCTGCTTTGGTCAGGCTATCGGTGGCGGGTCTTAGCGAATCCATAATCCGTTTTTTGCTTAAGTCTAACGGATCGGTCAGGGACTTTCTGAACTCGGTAACGGTTTTTAATTTTTTCTTGATTGCCTTCGTCTGTTCGGAAGCGATCTCACATTGCTCAAAGGTTTTAACAACGAGGGAGTTTGCAGTCGATACCATAATGGCAACATCGGTTTCCACTTCTTGAATTTTGCTTGTGTCTATTGTTAAATTTTCACTCATGATATATCCTCCATAATGTTAGCAACGGTTATGCAAGCTATGAACTTTGAAATGTCAGTCTTGCCTTTGTAGGTTACTTTTTTATAAGTGCCGTTCTCAAACAACCAAACGGCTACCCTCTGTTTAATCTTTTCCTTGGATGCCAATTCGTAACCCCCAAGCTGTATGCCTGTTTTATATTCTGTCTTTTTATTTTTCACCCCCGTCTTAAGATCAAGCAATGTTGACATATCTTCTAATAGCCCAAACCGATCACGTCTTCCGGCATACATATATTTTTTTGAGGCTACTATCTGTTCAATGTCAATTATTTGAAAATTGGTTTCCCGCAGGAACTTTTGCCAAGCAGCCAGATGGGGCAGTAAGGCGGGGTCAAGGCTGTCCATATTAAGATCATCCCGGTCATACAGTGCGGTCATATCATGGACGGCTGTACCGAAAGCACTCGCCCTTTTCCATACATCGTCTGAACAATAATGTTGTTCAGTTCCCAGTGCTTCATCAATGATCTGAGTAACTCCCTTAACCTTGATGCCGTCCAGGAAATATTCGTGATCTTTGTCGAAATACTCTACTTTCATTGTGGTATTTCCTCGTCAGTCCATTCCGGGATATCATCGAGCGGGTCTTTCTTTGGCTGGTTGAACCCTGCCGCTTCCCAAGCCTCTTTAGCTTTGCCGTAGGTGGATTTCAGCCACTTGCCATTTAGCTTGTCTATTGAATCCCTTCCTGGAATCTCTTTCTTTTCTTTGTTGGTGAAAGAGGAATACTTGTAAACAAGGTCGCTGATACTTTCTCCATCACTTTTCAAGTCGTTCAGTATTCCTTCAAGTTTTGCCCTAAGTGCAACATCTTCATCACCATCGGCAGTGTTAGCTGATTTTGACTCCGGTGGTTTGACTTCCGGCTTCCCGGCAGCAGGTTTATTCCCACCATTCACGATCTCGGTTGGCATATCATCAAGATCTTGTGTAAAGATATCACTTGCAGCAGTAGCGGTAAGAACAGCGTCCACCAATGCCCTCTTTTTTGCCATTTTCAAAACGGTGTTAGCAACATCGGCAATGTTAGTTCTGATTTGTTTGACTTGATAGTCTGGCTTGTTATACTTCCCCTTTTTCCACTTCTCCCGCCGCCTATCTTCTAGCGTAGATTCAAATTCTTTGTTGTTAAATGCTTTTCTCCACTTGTATTTATCTTCATCTGACGAACATTCACCGATGCCAGAACCAACAAATACCCCCTGGTAATTGAGCAGATTGACAATAATGCTATACCGCCTTTCATCAGAAGACGATAAATCCTCTTTGTGGATCTCCGGCACAAGCCTAAACGTACTCATTATCTTCTCTGCCCCAGGCTTTAATAGCGAGGGTTTATCCCCACACCCAGGGACAATTCCATAGTGTGTATCTTTTATCATTACTTCCTTCATTACCTGTTGGATCAAGTTGACCTGTGCCTTAACATCAGCAACGGTCAACTGCCCTTCTTCTCTTAATTCTAATGCTTGTTCCATAATGCTACCCCCTTTCTATTATCTTTTTAATAAATTCCAACGCAGCCTCTCTTCCATTCACAGCCAGTAATATAGCTGCCATTCTGACCTGAATCGGTGTTGCGTTTGCTTCCCTCAGTGCTTTTTTGAGTTTTTTCTTGTCCATTCCTATCCCCACCCCATATATCCCCACCATTGCCTGGTGAACAACAAAAAGGCGAGGAAGGTTACGATTATTATTGTGAGTACATAAACAACCTGGTAAGTCCTGTCTATGTCACTTTCCGGCTGTTCCAAAACTACCGAGTGCCGGACTTCCCTAACTGGCATCAGCTTTGACATGAGTTTCATGATTGCGTCTTTCATTTCTTGCCCCCCGTATCAGTTGGATATTGCTAATATACTTTCTCATATCCCTGCCCCTTCGATATTCCCGCAACTGTTTGTCTAACACCTTTGTTAATTTTCCAATTTGATCCGCTGTTGCAAATATATTATTTCCCAAAATATCACCCCCTTTACCAGATGCCACCCATACCCGCTCTGGATTTTTCGTTGCGGGTTCCACCCTTAGTCCCTGGCAATGCCAGAAAGCCTTTTTGTTAAAATTCATCAAGCAAGTCATTTTTGTGTAGTGCTTCTTCAAAGCTTTGCATTACTTTTAAAGCATCATTTAGTGCGTTTAGCTGGAATTTATCTTCAAGCACTTCTTCTGGTTTAATATAACCCTCATTAATGTCATACCAAAACCCAGCACTACTACCCTGTGAATCTGCCTCTGGTTTAAATTTCCAATCAATCATCTCTATCCCCTTTTGGCAGGGAGAATGCTTTGGTTAGAAAGGGCATTAATAACCTGACATCCCCCCTGCCGTTGGTTTAACCGAAGTCATTAATAAACTCTCTCATTTCCGATACTGGTTTTAACTTGCCCGCCAGAAGTAACCCCATGCCTAATTCTATGGCTGGATGATTCCTTGTTTCGTCATGTTTCCCCATATCAGATGCCATAGAAGCCCATGCTTGATTCGCGTCACCCATATCACAATATTCTAATGCTCTTTTTTTACACCACCCTAAATGTTCTTCCCTTGTCATAGCTACCTCCCTGGTTTATGGCCCTTGTTCTGATACTACCTTTCTACCGTTTGCCAGCAACTCAAAACACTGTTCCCATGTGCCGGCCTTGATGATCCCCACCTTTGACACATATAGTTCACAATATTCTTCCTCCCTACCCTCGGACGTAGTTGTAATGCCATATGTTACCGTTTGATGTTCCCCTGGACGCTCTTTTTGCAATTTTGCCTTTGCTTCTTCCCATGTCATAAGTTCCTCCTTTTAATGTTGAGGAAGAAGGTAGCCCCTCCTTAGGCTCTACCAAACCGTAAGCTACCGAGACTCCCCCATAATATTTCTTCACAAACTCCCTCCTTAACCTCTGGATGAGGGATAAGCTGTTGTCTTTAGGATGATGGGCATATTCCACACAACAATTTCCATCACCACTACCCCCTAACACACACCTTTCACCATCCTTTTCACATTTCATATTTGCTGTGATTACACCATCGTTGTAGTATAAGCAAAGTCCACAACATTCGGCAGGACAATCATATTTGGCATCACCACAGGTTAGCTCAATCCCACTCTCGTGCTGGTATTCATGCCTTGCAATGGATAGGAGATGACAATCTTGTAGCAACCTTTCTTTTTCTTGCTCCACGCCCAACCTCACGTTAAACCAATTCTTTATGTATCCATAACCATCTTTCTTTATCCAATCCTTAAATACTTCTTTTAATGATTCATCACCACTTTTTAACTCAACACCATACTCTTTATTCATTTCATCTCCTTTTAAGCGTAAAATTCCTGTTATGGGGTGGGAAGGATTCTACGTTAGGCTTAGCGGACTGTCTCACCGATTTATGATCTTTCGACCAGAAAGTGATCTTTCGATCTCTTTACCTTGGTAGAAAAACAACCCACCCCCATTTTGGGCAACAACCTGCTACAGATTGCCCGCCCGCTTCAATCACCTGCTCTATACTCATCCGCGAAGGCCGCTACCCCTGGCTTGCTTTATGCCCGTCCGGAGACTGTCAGCTTGTGCAATGCTAGAAATTGACGCACCCAGCAGAAATTACAGGTTTATGTTTTCAAAGAGCCTGTATTCAAAAAGTTTTGCAATTCTTCCTTTGTTAGCTTTCTGATAACCTTAATTTTAACAACCCTGAATTTTCCGTCTGAATTAAATGGCACAATTACATTACCCGCTTCAAATTCACATTCTATGTAGGTTTTACCAAGATCGTTGTTTGTATCTTTTAAACACCATTCCAACGTAGCTACGTTAATTCCAGCACCACATGATTGCGTTTCGTCTGTGTTGGGTTCGTGGCACTCGTAAGTTTCACCCACTTCGTATTTGCAGTTTTGATAAGGGGAAGTGTTGCCGTTAAGATATTTGTATGCTCTTAACTTCGTTCCCTTGGGTTGATGTTTTAATATGGCAAGGTTGTCTCGGTATAATTTGGGATAGCAGTTTTTAGCCCCATAGAGATTAGCCCTAGAGAGATTAGCCCCAGAGAGATTAGCCTCAGAGAGATTAGCCCCATAGAGATTAGCCCTAGAGAGATTAGCCCCAGAGAGATTAGCCTCAGAGAGATTAGCC